GAGCGAGATACGGGAGTCGAACCCGCCTCACAGGCTTGGGAAGCCTCTCTCGTGTTTTGATAAAACGCTAACGCTCTGATACTTAGGGTTATCGAATAACACTGCACTCACATATTACTCACAAATTCTATTCTATTTAACTTTCTTGAGAGTGTAATAGCTATTGTAAGTTGTGTGAAACCAAAGTTTTATTGTACCATCACTTTCAAAGTCTATGTCATGGGTTCTTGGCATGCTTGACTCCGATTTATATGTGTATAATGTAAAACCAGTTGCTTCGTAGTATTGCAAACTCCATTTTATAAACGACAAGTCTTCTTTTACGTCTTTCGTCATAAAAGGTTCTTCTCCGTCATAGTATACATAAGCAGTTGCTTCGCCAGTACACTTCGTTCTCTCGCTACTCATAAGCTCCAGATAGCAATCTCCCTCTATCCTGATTTTTGGATCATAAACTCCACCGCCAGAACCACCACCGATAACTTTCCATTTGCCGATGAGATAGTTTTCTCGATCGTTCTGAATCTTCTGGTCGTTGATAGAAGAGTCATCGCTACTGCTGCATGATGTGAATGATGCTCCTGCAAGAAGTATCATTGCTGCTAATAATACCTTCTTCATAATCCTTATATATAATAATGTTATACCTCGATTCCGTTATCTGCAAGAATCTTCCTGAGAAGACGAATCTCGCTGTCCTTAGACTTGATAGTCTCGTTCTGTGCATTGATGATCTGAATGAGCTGGGCATTCTTGTCTTTGAACGACTCCTCTTCACGCTCCTTGGCCCGTTCCGTTCCCGTAGTTAAGTTTTGGCTATTGTCACCAACGTTCCCGGCATTTATCAGCTGCGCCATCGGTATGCCGTGCTTAAACGCCTCGTTGATGGACTCTTCTATCTTCTGATGCGTTTCGCCTAGCTGAATTACCATATTTCCATTCATACTACCGCTTCCATACTTTAGCCAGCTATAGCTAACCCCAAGAGAATTGCATATTTTACTAATCGTTCCCTCGGATATTGACAGCTTCCCGCTTCTCATCTTGCCGATGTTGTTTGTTCCTGTAGCCTTCATGAAGGCATTCTCGCTCATCTTCTTAATCTTGATGAGGTAATCTAACCTTTCTTGTACCGAATTTAATGTTCCCATAATGCTTCTTAGTTTTATATACGCAACTAAATCGACTCGAAACGTTAAAATTCGGTAATATACCGAAGTATTTTACCGAAACATTAGGTACTTTACCGAAGTTTTTGTACCTTTGCACTCGTTGACGGTCGAGTAACCAACAAAGCCGTTACAAACGGAGGCTTGTGCGACCGAAAGTACGTACTTTACATTGACACTGCAAATATACGACTTTTTTCGCATTCCTCCAAATTTTTAATGAATTATTTAAGTAACAAAGATGAAAAAAGTTGCAAGAATAACAAAACAGGACATATTGGGCATCAAACCAGGAAAATTTGAAATCTTTCTGCTTGAGTCCGCAAAAGCAGTTCGGTCGGCAGTAACATACGCCTATCAGCTTGCTCAATACGAAGATTTGCCTAAAGGAGTGCTTAAGTACTCAACCTCGGCAGATTACAAGAACCATACGGCGATTATTACCGCTGTTCCGGTTGAGTAGTAAACTTAAATATGTAAAATATGAACGATATTCACTTAAAGAAGATTAGTCCGATGTTTGGGACTATTAGAATCGAGGGGACGGAGAAAGAACCTCTGTTTTGTGCAAGTGATGTGTGTAAGGCACTTGGATTTTCAAATCCCTGGAAAGCTGTAGGTGATCACGTTGATGACGATGACCTAACGAAACGTGAGGTCATAGATTCCCAAGGAAGAAAGCAGAATACGAACTTCATAAGCGAGTCTGGTCTTTATGCCTTGATTTTTGGTAGCAAGTTACCACAAGCAAAGGACTTTAAAAGATGGGTAACGAGTGAAGTTCTTCCTAGTATTCGTCAAGATGGAGGGTATATGACCATGGCTGACGAAGAGTCCGAGGAAGACTTGATGGCTAGAGCTCTTATTGTCGCTAAAGCCACTCTTAAAAGGAGAGAGGAGCGCATAAAAGCACTAGAAACCGAGAATTATGCAAAGGATAAGGAAATTGTTGAGCTAAGTAGTACAATTTCTGATATGAAACCAAAAGTCAACTACGTTGATATGATATTGGCAAGTAAGGAAACTGTAACAACTACTCAGATAGCTCAGGACTACGGAAAGTCAGCAAAGGCATTCAATATAATGCTCAGAAACTATGGTATTCAGCACAAGGTCGGTGGTCAGTGGATCTTGTATGCGAAATATCTACCTTGCGGATATGTTCATTCCGAAACAGTTCCTATCGTTCATTCGAATGGGACATCAGGGTCTGTGATGCATACAAAGTGGACTCAGAAAGGTAGGCTGTTTCTGTATGATGAGCTGAAGAGTCGAGGTGTTATACCTACTATAGAACAGGAATTGGTTAAAAGATAAAGCCTATGCCTCGCAAGAAAGTATCAGTAGAGCCTGTCGAAAAGATTTGGCTCTCTACAAAAGAGTTCGCCGAGTATATCGGCATGAGCACTGGTTATATACACGACCTAAGAAAGAGCGGTCAGATCCATCATTATATGATAGGCAATACCGCATTCTTTAAAAAGTCCGATATAGATGAGCTCATTGAAGAGCATAAAGTGTGTTGAAAATTGGTATGGTTAAAGTTATAGGTTTGTTTCATTTGCTCGTGAGAGCATGTTGTTAGTTATTTTGTTTACGTCTACAACGGTAGACACTTTGGGGCGATGTCTGTTCGTTTAGCTTCTTTCGCCCCAAATCAGACTGAGTAGCTCAGTTGGATAGAGCATCGGTTTCCTAAACCGAGGGTCGAAGGGTCCGAGTCCCTCCTCAGTCACACTCTTTTTTTTAGTTCCGTTTAGTAGTTGAATTCCTCTCTGACGGCGCAAAGGTAAGTCCTTATACCTTATAAAGTAGGTCGTTCGGGCAGCGACAATCTTGCGTCAGATGAGAGTTTCATTGAGCGGACATGGAAGATAGTTCTTTGACATGTTGATGCACAGAAATAGTATGCGTGTAAAAGAAGTAACTGGATAGCATCAATGGATGCCGTGACCTGGCGAAAGGACGCACGACATACGAAAATCCAGCTAATCTGCATCAAGTAAGCAGACGGACTACACCGGAACGAAGAATTGTCGGTGCAAGCACTGCCGAAAACGTTGCAGTCTGGTAAATCCAAATGAAGTGAGAATTGCTCATTCATAAAAAATAATCAAGAGGTTAGTAGTGTAACTGATGCACGGCGATAACAAAATGATACCGATCTTATCATCGCAAGAGGTTCTTCGTTGAGCCCTAGCCTCCAAAAAGTAATTCATTGTATTTCATATTCAAATTAATTCAATTAAAAATGCAGCTCGTCTGTGAAGATAGGCTGCATACATCGCAGGTTGGAGCAGTTGGTAGCTCGCTAGGTTCATGACCTAGAGGTCACAGATTCGAGTTCTGTACCTGCCACAAATGTTTATTTTTAAAGCTCTAAAATGTTTATTTTTAAAGCTCTAAATTGTTTATATGTGAAAAGATTGTTTTTTGCGTATCTGGGGTCTGAGAAGATAGGGTACGTCTATCTATTTTAGAATAGATTATTTTTTATTTCTGAGGAGAGTAGCTCAGTAGTAGAGCGCCAGAGGAAGATTCCTTGGAGGTCGATGGTGCGAATCCATCCTCTCTTCCCAATTTTCTTTCATTTTTCAAGAATTTTGATTGGTTAACTTATGCGTCGCCCAGTAGCTCAACTGCATAGAGCCGCGGTTCTCTTTCCGCGAGGTTGGGAGTTGGAGTCTCCCCTGGGCTTCCCAAGTAGGTAAATTTCAAAAAAATATTTTTTCATTAGCTGACAGAGGTCGGCACTTTTTCTTATAAGTCATTTATATTTGAGTATTAATATCCTCTTGCTTGTGAAAGTAGGAGGTACAAGCCACATTAGCTCAGTTGGTCAGAGCAGCCTAACATGGTGGTTGGTCGTAGGTTCGAGTCCTGCATGTGGCTCACTTAATTGTGTGAGTGCCATAAATTTACAGTTTTTGATTATCTTTGGGAGTGAGGGAGTCAATTCTCCCTCCTCCCTTTAACGTTGACCTCTTCCACATCACGAATAACCACGTGCAATAACCTCTCCTGCCTTGCGTGGTGGCTAAACGGAGAGGTTTTATATAGATGAAAGTTAAAAATACAATAAGAATCAGTAAGGAAAACATTAATGCTCTTCGGAATCTGGAATGCGTTGAAAGCATAGAACAGAACGGAAAGGACATTACTGTTCGCATTAAACCGAAATATACGGATGGTAGACTTGAAGCCAGAAAGGGTGAATATCTTATTCAGTGGGGTAATAAAATGTGGCAGAGGTATGGCTCTGATGCTATCAATCTGCTTTTCAAAAATCCCGGAGCGGAGGCCGGCAAGACATGGGACGCGTAGGTTCAAAGAAGTATTACGCTCCTGACGGGAACGAATACGATTCAAGAGAGGAGTATCTGTACTTGCAGACAATCCTCGATGATCCTAATATAAGCTGTATTCACAGACAGGTAACCATCACGGCAATTAAGCCTGTATGGATGCTGAGACCAAAGCAGCTTAAAACTAAGGTCAAGTATGAAAGAAGGTCATTGCTTTACGGCCACAACTATACTGCCGACTTCGTTTACCGGGAAGGCGAGAAGATTGTGATATGTGATGTCAAGAGCCTCTATACCTCAAAGCTCAGAGAGTTCTCGATTACAACAAAGGCTGTGGTGGCAAGACTTATCGCTCACAATAGGAAACGTCATAACGGCGAGTCTGTTGTGATATTCCGTAAGGCTATCAAGATAAAGAAGAACGAGTGGAAAATCGTTGATTATCCACCGTCCGATTGCTATATTATATAATAAGGTATAAAACAAGAAGATATGGTTATTATTATCAATAGTCTCATAGCAACAGTAGCTATGTTCGCTGCATGCGCATTCGTCGCACATCTCCTTGGTTGGGATAAGGAAGACTAGTAGTTTAATTCTAAATATTTTAAATTATGGACAAAGACAAAATTATCGTCAGTGTAGTAATTGACAAGCAGGCTCTTGTTGACAGAGCATTCGACATCTCGAAGAATCTTTCTGAGTTCAATGAAATCAAGAAGGTTATCGACGGCAAAAACCAGTTTACTCGTGATATCGACGAGATTGATGATGAAGGCAAGAGGGAGAATAATACGAACCTTTTCGCCGGCATCGCATTGGACATCATTCTCAGTGATAACCCGGAACTGGCAATCACCAAGCGCCTCAATTCGCTTGAGGACAAGAAGAACTCTTTCCTCGCTAAGATGAAGAAGCTCGACGAACTCCAGGAAAAAGTGAAAAACGGAGAGGTGCATGGCGCTGAAGGTTTCCGTGAGTTGTTGAAAATAATGGAGGAGGACGTGTAATGGGCGTAGTATCAAAGTACGGCAACCTGTATGATGTCAAGAAGAACATCATCTGCCACGCTCCTGTCACTTCTTCTCATTTCGAAAGTATTTTGCAGAAGGGCAATGTGCTTCCTATGATGAATGGCGTAACAACACCGGAATTGTTCGGAATTCACGCGGACAAGAAATTTAAGCGTGGACGCTGGCGCCGAGTATTAACACATTAATTCATATAACACAATGGCAAAAGAAAAAGCAACTATTTCAGCAACCCTCGGTCATGAGTATGAGGATCTGGAGGAGCGTGAGGATTTCCTCGCCAACAACGCGGACTCTGTTGAGAAAATGGAGTTCATCAAGCGATTCAACTCTGATGAGCTGATGAAGAAGAAGGACCTGTTCGCTCTTCAGTCTGCACGTGCATCTGATATCGAGGAGGAAATCAAGGATTTCCGTGAGCAGAAAAAGGCAGAGCTGAAGCCTATCAAGGAAGAGATTTCTTCTCTCCTTAAGGAAATCAAGCAGAAGGGTAGCATGGTTAACGAGAAGGTTTACAAGTTTGTTGACCGTGAAGCAAAGATGACTGCCTTCTACGACAAGGAGGGTAATCTTGTTTCTTCCCGTCCGGCAACACGTGACGAACTCCCTAGCAATGTATACTCACTTAATCGTGACAAGCAGGCTATGTAGTCTGCTTTCACATAGTTTCTAAATTCTAAAATATTTTGTAAAATGAACAATGAAAAATTGCAGATAGACCTCGCTCCTGGACAGGATCATGCGGAGATTGTTCTCCGTGAGGTAGGTAACGAGAACCCTTATAAGCTTCCTGCAAAGGAGCCTCTTAATCTTCAGGTAGACGGTGTTATTACCTGTATCTATGCCTTCCTTGAGAAGCGTTGGGGTACAGAGCAGATTGACAAAGAGCATACGCATATCCTGGTTAATCGAGAGAAGCTCGTTGTTACTCTTGTTACAAACGAGAATGATGAGCGCACTACACAGACTATCGTAGGCTCCATTCAGCTGTCTCGTCAGTTTTCGGGATTTCATATCAATGACGGTCAGTTGTGGAAACCGGTACAGCTTGGTGACTTCTTCAGACTCAACCGTTCTTTCTTCGAGACGAAGGAGAAGAACATGGAACTCGTCAATCTCCTCAAGAGCTTCTCGGCGAAGGTTCAGACAACAATCAAGAAGGAATACAGCGACAATGGTTCCGTGACTGACAACTATGAGAAGGCTGTAGACTCTAATCTTCCTCCATCGTTCACTATCAATATTCCTATTTTCAAGGGCGCAGAGCCTGAGAAGCTTTCAATCGAGACTATCGCTCACGTCGAAGGCAACATGGCATTACTGACGCTTATCTCTGCTGATGCAGAATGTATCATCGAAGAATCCCGCGACAAGATCATCAATACGGAGCTTGATAAAATTCGTAAGCTCTGTCCTGAGATTCCTATTATGGAAGTGTAATGACAGAAATGGATAACAGAATAGCAAAAATGCCCGCCAAGATGGCCTTTGCTGTACTTGACTTGCGTAAGGTGCATGCGTGCATCATGGAACTTCCACGAAGCAAGTCGGTACAGCTGGCCCGAAAGGCGGCATACCTCAACTACATTGAAGGTGAGGGTAGAAAACTCGGTAAGATTCCACTTCATTATGAACGCCTTAATGAAAAGGGCGAAAGCGTGACGGTGGAAACTTACTTCAGGTATTTAGATAGGGTACATTAATTTTTAATTCTATACAAATGGATATAGAGCAGTTAAACAAAACGCCTCATAATCAGATTTGCGATTTGGCAAGAGACAGATTCATCGAGGTGTACAATCAGAAGTTCGGAGAGGGCGGAGAAGTATTCTTCGAAGAGCAGAAGGCATTCTTCAACGAAGAACTTCTCAATGGCTCGTTCAAGGGCTATCTTGAAAAGGCTCCATCATTGAATATTCACGATGCCTTCATGAACCTGGCAATTAACGGCTTGTCTCTCGAAAAGGGAACTACGACACTCTGCTACCTCATGGGCTACAGCAACTACGACAAGAATACCCGGCAAACGAATTATACGGCCAAGATCACCTATACAGGATATGGAGAAATACTCCTTCGCCAGCGAGCCGGTCAGATTGTTCGTTGTGACAATCCTGTAGTAGTTTACAATTGTGACGATTTTCGTTTCGGTGAGCGAGACGGTCATAAGTACGTTGATTACGCAAAGACTTATCCTCGACCTGAAAATTCATACATCGTTGCTTGTTACGTGAAGATTATTCTTCCGAACAATGCCTACGATTACTTCGTTCTTGACCGCGAAGGTATCGACCGTCTCCGTACGTATTCGGAGAAGTTCGGAGGCAAAGACCACAAAGCCAACGCTCTTTACGGCGGAAACTATGTCGGGAACGATGGTAGAACGTATTTCAGAGATATCGACACAGGCTTCCTTATCTCGAAGACATGCAAGCATGCGTTCAAGGGCTATCCTAAACTGAAGGTCGGTCTTGGCGCTCTTTTGCAGGCCGACATCGATATGCAGACTCAGCAGAAACCGTCTCAGGAAGCCTTTGGCGCCGGAGATACCACACCGGAAGAAAAAGGCGTCAAGGTAAAGGTTGACAGTGATTCACCATTTTAAAATTGTTATATATGGCAGAAAATACAGAATTGCAGTTGGTACAACAACAAGCCAACAATATTACAAGACAGATTGCAACGCTAAAATCTGATACGGAAAATGCGGTGCAAGCCAACAGGAAATCTTATGAGGCATGCGTGAATGCAGGTGAGTCTCTGTTGTTTGATATTGGCGTATCCGGAATGAACGATGCTCTTGACGAGAGAGCCGCTGAGTTTATCAAGAAAGCTAAACTGACAGAGAAAGCAATGACGGAGAAACGAAAGGGTGTTACCCAAGTGTTCGACATTGTCCGTAAGGGTTTTACTATGATGGAGAACCTTATCTCTATCAAGAACACCGATTCTGTTGTCTATAAGATTCAGGAGAAACGCAACGAGTATGCGGCATACAAGCTTGAACAGCAGCGTAAGGCTGAGCAGGAACGTCTGCGCCAGGAGCGCATCAAGGAGGCCAAGATTAAGTTGAAGACTGATACGATTGATATCTTGAACAATCTCCTTACAGAGCATTCTTCTGCTGCTATCAACTCACTTAATAATTCGTTCTCTCTTCTCACCCTTGACAACAAGGATGAAGTTAAGAAACGTATTACAGAGTGTTCTGATGTTCTTGACCTCGGACATCTGTTCGTTAATAACAAGCCTTCATACTCTTCCGAAATTGAGGAAAATGATGCAAAGGATATTATGAACGGCGCATACAAGGAGATTTCCGCATCGTTGCTTGCATCTTATAAGCAGACCGTAAATGCTACACGTGATGAGCTTCTTATGAAGTTTGATTCTAAGATTGCTGAACTTCTTGAAATCAAGAAGGCAGAAGAGGAGCGTAAGCGCAAAGAGGAGGAAGCTCGCAAGGCTGAAGAGGAGCGTAAGCGCAAAGAGGAGGAAGCACGTAAGGCTGCTGAGGAAGAGCGCAAGAAGCAGGAGGAGATTCAGTGTATCAAGGACGAGGAGGAGCGCAAGCGCAAGGAGGCAGAGCGGAAAGCTGCCGAGGCTGAACGCAAGGCAAAGGAAGCCGAGCTGAAGGCTGCTGAGGAAGAGTGCAAACGTAAGGAAGCAGAAGCTGCCGCTGCTGAGGCTGAACGCAAGGCTAAGGAAGAGGCTATCCGTAAGGCTGATGAGGCTGCTAAGGAAGAGCAGCAGAGAAAGCTTGCGGCTGAGCAGGAGAAGCGTGATGCAGAAAATGCAGCCCAGCACGCTACCGCACAGGCTCAGTCGCTCTTTGCCCAGACTTCCGTTGGAGAAACCGGTAAGCAGAAAATCAAGGTAACGAAACGTCTTGTTGTTACCGACAAGAATGCCTGGCTCGACATCATCCAGCAGTGGTGGACGATTGAAGGCTCCAAGATGGCTCCAGACAAACTTGCTTCTAAGTTGGAATTCATGCGCAAGGCTTGCGAGAAACACGCAAACAGCGAAGAAGAGTATATCGTTTCTCCTTATATTAAATATGAGGATGAGGTAACGGCTAAGTAATATGGCGGAACAACCGTTTGACCCTTATTATTCTCGTGGTGAGGTCTCCAATTCGGACCTCACTGCGTTGAAATTTGCCCTGAACCCGCAGCTCAACTTCGTAAAGGAAGAGGACAAGAGAAAGGCTTTCCATCTCGGAACTCTCGTTGACGCTCTCGTTACCGAACCAGAAAAGTGCAATCATTACGCCATGACGGTCGATGACGAGAAATATACGGAGAAGGATTGGAAATGGGGGCTAGACCGGCTTGCTGTTCTGAAGAAACAGGCAACGAAGGATAGGTTCCTTGATTTCGTCCTGAAGAATGCGGTCGGTCAGAAAACATTCATCAATCCGCATATGAAGATGGAATACCAGGGCTTCGAGTTCGAGCTTCCTGTACGCTGCAAGTTTGACTGGTGGCTCGGCGAGTTCGGCGGTGATTTGAAGACTACCGCAGCTACGTCACAAGAACAATTTGAAGCTCAGATTGATTTCGTGGACTGGGATAGAAGCCGAGCGTGGTACATGGATCTTACGCACAGTTTAGACCCAAGATACGGAAACATGGACTTTATCTTTGCGGTCTCCAAGACCAAGAAGAAAGTATTCTACAAGAAGATTGAACGTGGTGACGAGTTGTATTTGCGTGGTAGGGAGAAGGCTCTTGAGTGGGCTTTCCGCATGTGGTGTTTATTATAATTTATTATTATGTCAGATAAACCGAAATTATACGATTATCAAGAAGAAGGTGTGCGCATGGAGCTTGCTATGAAACGCTGTATCAATGGCGATGACATGGGAACCGGTAAAACGGTTCAGTCTATCGTCGCCATTGAACGTGCAAAGGCAACTCCTTGCCTTGTTGTTTGCCCTGCTGCACTTAAGGTTAATTGGGAACGAGAGATAAAGAAGTTTACGAACCTCCGGCCTCTCATTCTTACCGATTCCGTCAATGCGACATACGGATATCATCTTACTAAGATGAACCTGTATGATGTAGTGATATGTAATTATGAATCGCTTGCAAAATATTTTGTCGTAAGCCTCGGGCCAAAGCCGTTACGACTGAACAACTTCCTGTTCCGTGATGAACTGAAGATTATTAAGTCAGTGATTATCGACGAGTCTGCAAGAGTCAAGGATCCGTCCACAAGGCAGTCTAAAATCATCATGGGATTGTGCCAGGGTAAGGAGTATATCTATGAGCTTACAGGTACGCCCGTTGTAAATCACGCAACAGACCTGGCCTGCCAGCTTGCTATCCTCGGTCGCCTGAACGACGAGTTCGGAGGTTTTGGTGAGTTCTGCAACAGGTACGGTGAGAATGAGAATCTTGAAGAGCTTAATCGGAAGATACACGAAACATGTTACTTCCGCAGAGAGAAGAAAGATGTCCTCAAGGATTTGCCGGATCTGACCAGGACAACCATCAGTGTTGCCCTCGACCCAGATACACAGGAAGAGTACGATACCTGCCAGAAAGACCTGCTCACGTTCCTTCTCGAATACAAGAGCTGCTCCGAGGAAGAGGCTAGGAAAAAGCTTAGAATGAAGGCTCTTGTCAGGTTTATGAACCTTCGCTCGATATCCGGGCGAGGGAAGATGAAGGCGACGATAGAGTTCCTTCATGATACCGAAGAACAGATAATCGTGTTCGCCGAGCATCGTGATGTCGTTAGTGCAATCAAGAAAGAGTTTCCTGACGAGGTTTGCACCGTAACCGGCTCTGATAGTCAGCAGCAGAAACAATGGGCTATCGATTCTTTTCAGGCTAGGAAAAAGAGAATCATCATCTGCTCCATCAAGGCAGCAGGCGTAGGCCTTACGCTTACGGCTTCTTCCAATGTGGTGTTCGTCGAGCTCCCATGGACGATGGCGGACTTGTCGCAGTGTGAATGCCGTGCCTATCGTAACGGTCAGAAGAATGCGGTTACATCGTGGATTCTCATGGGTGCAAATACCATCGACGGCTATCTTTATAGCTTGATTATGCAGAAAGGCTCAATAGCATCAAAGGTTACGGGCGAACAGGACTCCGCTATCAAGGATGCAGCCTACTTTGATGAGTTGGCCGATTTGGTTTTACAAAATTCTTTAAATAAAAAATAATGGAAATTCAAGGAAAAGTTATTGCCGTTTTACCTGAAAGAAGCGGCGTCTCTGCAAGAGGTGAGTGGAAGTCTCAGACTTATGTGATAGAAACACAAGAGCAATATCCTAAGAAGATGGCCTTTGATGTTTTCGGAGCAGACCGTCTGGCTCAGTTCAACATTCATAGTGGTGAGGAAATTCTAGTTTCTTTCGATATTGATGCTCACGAGTATCAGGGCCGTTGGTTCAACAGCATCCGTGCATGGAATGTTACTAAGGTGTCACAACAAGCTATGGCAAGTTCTGCTAATGCTGCTGGCGTGGCAAACCCGACGAATCAGCAAAATCTGTTTCCACCTGAACAGCAGTCAGCACAGCAGCAAGCACAGCAACGAGGGAGCTCTGATGACCTTCCATTCTAATCAAACGAGCATTCAACGCTTATGTGGTTCAACCTGAAAAATGTGTTTGAACTTGAAACGTTTAGGAAAAAAGTAGCCGAGTTGGAGAATAAAGGCGCGATGGTAGAGCTGAAAGAAAAACGTGGACGTTCTTTGAAGCAGAATGCCTATCTTCATTTGCTTCTATCTGCATTCGGCCTCCAATACGGCTACACTCTAGACGAAGTTAAGACGCATTTCTATAAGCTGGTAGTGAACAAAGATATATTCCTCAGAGAAGGGATTGATAAATTAACAGGAGAATGCTATAAGTATCTTCGTTCTTCTGCTGACCTTACGAAAGACGAAATGAGCAAATCAATTTCTGATTTCAAATCGTGGGCAAAAGAGGAAGCTGGATTTGATTTTCCTGATTCTGATGAATATATCGCACTACTTCATATTCAACATGATATAGAAAGACAACAAAATTACATACAATAAGCTTATGATGTTACCAATTAATATACGTCAGAAGTCTAGCGAGTTGTTTCCTCATGACGCAGAGAAACAGAAAATCTTTTGTATGGGTGCAGCGTTCTCGTTAGGCAAAGATTTATCAGACTTTGAGGAAGAAGGGCAGCAGGAGGAGATTTACCCTTGCCAGGAAGCTCTCGATATGTGGCTTGCTTACAAGAAAGAGAAACGGCAGAAATATCAACCTCGTGGACTCGCGGCTCTTAAAAAGAAGCTTTTAAAGATGTCGAGCGGAAATCCAGAATACGCAAAGGTTATCGTTGAGCATTCCATGGGAAACAACTATTCCGGGTTGTACGCTCCTAAAAATAATGGTGTAAACAGTTATGAACAACAGCAACGAACTTTCAACAAAATTAGTTCAATCCTTACCGACTGAATGTAGCCAAGCGGTAGCAAAATACGGCAAACAATATGCGCTATTCTTAGACAAATATCCTACTCTGCAAAATCGAACGGACAAAATTACTTCTGTATATGATTCTGTCGCTAGAGGCGGTATGTCCTTTGTCGAGATTGATAAATACTTCAAAGATGGTGCAAGCGAGTTCTGGATTAAGATGATGCTCATCGACTTGTTTATGGTTATTGGAGCTATCGACGTAACTACTCCTTATCAGTTCAAGGCGATCGCTCAGCGTATCAGGCAAGAATACTATCACCTTACGCCTAGTGAGCTTACTAGATTCTTCTACGAGTTTTCTATGGGCAAGGTTGGCGAAATCTATGTAGGAAAGACATTGAATCCTCAAAAACTTTTTATTGCTCTCGAAAAATACATGAAGAAACTCTATGAAAAGAGAGCTGAAGTTTATTCTCAAGAGTTAGCTGAGAAACAAAAGAAAGAAGATGAGGAATCTAGAAGAAAAGCAATATCCTACGAAGAATATTGTCGCTTAAATGGTGTTGATATTGAAAAATCACCTCTTGAAAAGCTAAAGAGAAAACTTGAAAAAGAATCAAAACGAGGCAAAAATGGCAGACGTAAGTAAAATGGCAGAGGAATGGCTTAGCGAGCATCCTGATGCGACAAAGAAAGAAATATGGATGGCCGGTTATTGGAAATCTACCGATAACTGGTGCAACCGAACCAAATGAATTTTAGAATTATGACACAGAAAGAACGTATTGAGAACGCAACCACAAAACAGGCGGTAGTATTCATAGGAATCTACTCTTGGGTTATCATAAGAAACCTAGGAAGAGCAATCAACAAGGCAGTTCACAAGCTGCCTTGGTTGTTCATCGTGATAACGGTAGTAATATCATTCATCGTCAGCTTTGTCTTTATCTCTAAGGCTAGAGCTGAACGAGACAGCTACAATCAGAAGTTAGTTCACGCAACACAGCAGCTCGATAGCTTCTATGCTGCATACGGAAACATTAAATAAAAGTAAATATGAAGAGATACAAACATACAATAGTGATGATCCTGCTCGTTATTGTAGCTCTCATCGCAGGCTACGGATTCATCTGCTTCATGGTTGAACACATTTTCCTTTCGTTTCTGATGCTATTCTGTATCAGCTGCGCATTGGCAGTAAAGAAGGAGGTGTAGGAATGTCGGCATATAATTTCACACCGAAAGGAGCATTCTTCATCAACTACAAGGAGCCTGACAGGGAAACCGTAGACCATATAACATCGCTCTATTACCTCATTATCGGTTCTCTCGCTACAATCACACAGACGGCAATCAAAGACTTACACGACAATCTCAGTGAGAGGAAGGACCTGTTTAAGCATGAGCTTAAGTATCGCATAAAGGAGGCATTCTCCCGTTCTGAGACTCTTATAGGTATATTCAAGAAGTATACTACCGAGATTTCGCAGTATGAACTCTGGCTTGATATTACAGACAGCATGGAGGAAGACCTGAAGATTGATATACAGAGACTCTTCTACACGACCGATAATATTCTTCTGAAGAACAACATCAAGGAACACAAGCTTCAGGCGTATGCATGCGTAGCCTACAACCTGTCAATCATGCTGCACGATATGTGTACGAAGTTTGATGACGTTATGAGTGAACGCGGCATCAGTTCCGGCAGCATAAGACCTTGCGGAGAATTCATCCAGTCTATGTATGGCATGTATGCCTCGATGAGGGAGGTAGCCAGGATCCTTATACCTGATAAGGATGCTGAATACTTCAAGGAAGGTGGTCAGATTTACAGGGCTTTGCAGGTGGTTGCAATGAAGGTATGCAATCCGGAAAGGATAGACAAAGCTGCCGACGAAGGACTGAAGCTTAATGGCGTTGACTATCATGGTGAAGAACATCAGAATAACGCATTCCTTCCTTGGAACGGCATCCAGGTTAACTTCCTGTCACGTAACTTTGACAAGATGTCTGATGAAGAGCTCGCGAAGGCTCTAGGAAGATCTGTTGGTGCAGTAAAGGCAAAAATGAGACAACTAAAACTAAAACGCAATAACGATTAGGAGGTGTAATTATGGAAGATTTATCTATAGGATCAGAAATCGTTTTGAAGGTGGTTGAGAAAAAAGAATTTGAATGTACTGGTTGCTTCTTTGACGAGATAAGCAGCAATATTTATGAAAATGTCTGCAAAGATTTTTGTTGTGCCGCAATCAATCGAAAAGACAAAAAGAATATTCAATTTATAAGAGTGAAATAATCATGGTAGACGATAAGAAAATAAAAGCTGCTGCTAATAAGCATATTGAGACAGAGTATGCTAGATACAATAGTGGCAAGGTTGAGGATGAAATGATTTGTCTTAGGGGCAAAGATAGCTTCAAAGAAGGTGCTAAGTGGGCTATCAATGAGTTCTTGAAGGACTTGTGGCATCAAACAAATAAAGAGCCAGAAGGATATGATGAATGGATATTGCTGCACTATAGTGTAGGTAACTATTATTCATTAGCCCAAGTCAAAGAATTCAAGTCTTGGAAAGGATTTGTTGAGAAAATGCCTATAGACGGGTGGCTCTATGTTGATGATTTATTCTCAAAGGAAGGAGGTAATCAATGAAAATATTTATCTTTGATGTTATGCTCGACGGAAGATTCATCTGCACGTTAAAGTATAAATATTGTGCGCTCTTCCCGATAGATTTTGAAGATTTAGAGAAGTTCGTCCTCCAAAAGAGACCTACTTTGAAAGGCAAGGATTTTATAATAGTGTTTTGATTATGAAACAGAAATTATTAAGTATCAAATATAGGTTAGTTGCTTTGTGGTGGTTCTTAACAAGAAAGAACTACTACCTTCTGTCATACAATGGCAGAGTAGGTAAGACATTGGAAAGCACTAATATTGTAATTCCCGAGTTCATTGAATGGGTAAGAAAGAAGCATGGTGTGCCTACAAATCATGAGATAATCATGGAGTTGAAGAATATTGGTAACATCTGTAGAAGTACAGATATTCTTGCATATAATGAGATTAAGGTATTGATTGAGAAACTTGAAAAGTAAAGCGTATGTTGTACGAAGCAAAACAGGGAAGTAAGGCTTATGGATACATTAAGAGTATTCTCGATGCAGAATTTGAAGAGCATCAAGCCTACATGAAAAGAGTAGAAGAAGCCGTAGGTTTCAAATTTGAAAAATATCAGGGCTATCAGCCTAACAGAACTCTCACAAGAGAGTACGAGATTACCGCTATATGGGTTCTTTCTGAGCGTTACGATACGTTAGATAAGAAGGTGTGGAAGAAGGTAGACGGTGTAAAATTGGAGGACGGTTACTATATGGCTATTGCGCCTAACAAGCGTAGTAAGCAAGGCAAGGCAATAGCCTCCGTTCTTCTCTCCTATAAATCAGTTGCTAACCATTTCAAGGTAATGAAGGAACTGAATATAGAAGTCTCTCAAGCTAGCCGTTTCTCTATTACTCAGTTACTCCGTCACAAAGACCGTATTTTCGTTTACTTCGATGATAGTATTAGAGCTGAGAAGCAAAATCAAGACTTCGTGGAAATCACGATAGGTGAATATGAGGATTTCGTTAATAAAAAGGACTAAGCTATGGATAAGTTAGAATACATTCCAGGTGATTTGGTGAAGACAAACGGAGTACCACTAGGTACAGCTAAAGATGTCGTTTACAGAGTATCATCATCTGACCCATCAAAGACTTTGAAGTTAGATGATGGAACAGTTCTGAAAGGTGTTGTCTGCTTAGAGAATATCGAAGGTGCGGAATTTGGAGATAAAGGCTATCTCTTAGGTGACTGCTGTGCTTGGGTTAAGGATATTGTTCCTATTAATCTTGTGCCCGCAATTTTGGAGAAGAATGGATGGGATAAATCCATAGGCTGGTTTTACGTTGGCGAAGAAGAGCGTGGCTATCAGTTTTCCAAGGAACTAGATGATAAATGGGATGAGCTTGATAGAATGACTTATGGTGACTTACAAATCTGTCAATGTCATAATCTTAGAGATTGGAGCTATATAAATGAATGTAATCACGATTTCCGTTTTGAGTTTACCTATGTTCACGAACTCCAACATTTATTATATGCCCTGCATATAGATAGTAACTTAAAAATATAATGATATGCCAACAGGATTTACAGCACCAATATATGATGGTGAAGATATAACATTTGAGCAATTTGCAAATAGTTGCTTGCGTAACTTCGGTATCTACCTAAGATTTGAAGGAAAATATCCTAACCTTAGTAGATACGAAATTCCAGACAAGATATATCCTAGTGATTACTATAAAAAGAAATACGAAGAGGCAAAAGCTGAGTACGAAAAGCATCTTGCATCCCCTAAGACAAAGGAAGAACTTGAAGCTGAGTATCTTTCTTATGTTAATGATGTAATCAAGGGAAATGAGGATAGATTGAAAGAGAATGTAGCTCTCAAAAACAGATACAATGCAATGCTATCCAAAGTTAGAAGATGGACTCCACCATCCAAAGAATACGAGGGTGTTAAGGACTTTATGGAAAGTCAATTAATTGATAGTTTAGATTTTGATTGCCGCCATGTTTATGTGGAGAATATCATCCCTAAAGATGAGTGGGTTCAAAAACAATCTAATCGCACTGATTTAATAAAGTCTATGAAGTATAATTTGGAGCAGTATAATAAATCTGTAGTTGCTGCCGAAAAGGATACTCAGTGGCTCAAAACATTTTCAGAAAGCATAAAGAAAGTAACGGAGTAATAACCATCCGCAAAGGATATAAATAAATAGATTATGACAGAAGAACAGTACAATGAAGTTATTTCTCTTGATAAGAGATTAAATGAGTTGAAAGGAGTGTATCATATGTTAGATAACAATGACACTCATCTTTCTTATTATAAGAAAGGTTACTTAGGTAATAGAGATAGTCTTTGTAACCTTGAAGATTTGTCTCCTATAAAAGACATCTTGGCAAAGTATGAAAATATCATACGTCTTGAAGTCAAAGGAGAAATGGAGAGTATTAATAAACAAATTAGTGAGATTTAAATTATAGAGTATGGAATGGAATAAAGTATCAGAAGTAGAAATTCCTTTTGGAGAAGAGGTAATTGCCTTTAACGAAAAGTGGATTGATGAGGATTTTAATCCTAATGGAACACGAGTAGGTTTTATGCAAGACGATGGTTTTGTATCTGCAACTTGGAATAATGAGCAGGATTGCTATGATACTTGCTATGAAGAAGGAGACGACTACTACAAAGGTGTCTCAGGTATTCCAGGAATGGACGCATACCATAAACAGTTTGCAAAGCCAAACATGCCAACGCATTGGATGAAAATGCCTACTCATCCTTAGTAAATAACCATCCTTTATAGAACATAAATATAAGTAATATGGAACAAATTTCATTAGAAAACAAAGTTAGTAATACTTTGAAATGGCTCGCAAATCAAATTGCGTGTACCCAAGTATATAAAAAGTGGGACGAAGAATTTAAAAAGGAAAGTCTCAATGATGCTTGGCAAAAAGTTCAAGAACAGTTTAAGAAAGATATTGATTGGAATGCTCTTACGGAAAGTCAGTGTAAGGCTTTGCATTTTGGAAGTTGGAAATCCGAAGAAGATATTGAGGAAGAAATTTCTTGCTTACAATCTGCATTAGACAAGGGACACCTTACAAAGGAGGAATTTGATAAGAAGGTTGCCAACGAGAAAAATACTCTTGGACTTCGTTTGATTCCGCTATATCTCTACCCTTCATTGCCTATAGGTATTACCCTAACGTCTATTGGAGGAGAAGAGAGAGTTTTTGATGGCTCAAACATTAGTACTGATGTTAGATTTGGATGCCTTGCATGGGGTATTAAGCCGAAAAAAGATTAATTAACCGCCCTCTCCTGTAAAATGGAGAGGGTAAAAAGAAAAGTAAGCAATGAGAATATTATATGCAAAAATGTACCTCAATGGTATAATCGAAAATAACAAGGACAACCCAGATATGCAAAATGTTATTAAGCAGATTAAAAAGGCACTTAAAGAGTTGGAGGATGAGTAAGAAATAATATTTAATCAAAGTGATTATGGATAAGAAGAAAGTTAAAGAGTTGATAGAGAAAACTATCCGTTTTACAAAAGCTACAGATGATGACTACATACAAGGAAATGTAAAAAGCCACATCATAAACACATTGCAGGTAGCTTTGAAGGAACTCTGTAGGTCAGACTGGGTATCTGTTGAGGATGGGTTGCCACCTTATGGAGAAGAAGTCTTTGTAACAAGCAAGATGGCTCCTGATAATGTTTTCAAAAACAGAAGAGTGGAAAGCACTACCGTCCCAAAAGATGATAATGACTTCATTATCTTATGGGAAGGGAGAATGGCTCGTATCACTCATTGGAAACCTATTGATAAGTTGGAGGATTGATATGACAAAGCAAGAAGCAATGGCTTTCGCTATCAGCGTAGGAAAGCCGATAAGACATAACTCATTTTCAAAAGGTGAGTTTGTTCAATACAAAGGAAAGGAGTTAGTTGATGAAGAAGGAACTATCCTTCCTCAACAAGAGTTTTGGGCTATCCGTTCAGGTGGCTCTTGGGAGAATGGATGGGAAGAATATAAAAATGATTGATTATGACAAGAGAAGAATTACAAAATGAATTTGGCGATGCTGTCTGTGTATATTGTAACAAGAACATCATTCCAGAGCATAATCTTGGTATAGGTTGTCTTTGCGAAGGAAACTGGTGTGAGGAAGCACAAGATGGCTACGCAGCAGAAAATAACATAGAGTTGTAGGATTGAGTATGACAATAGAAAAACTTATTCAGAAGGCTTATGAGTTCGAGAAAAAGAACGAAAGAATCACTTGGAAGCCAAATGATTTCCCAGAGGATATGAGCGAGATTAGTACTCTTGATGAGCTTGTATCAGAAGGAGATAACATGTATGATGCTTTGAAAGAAGCTTTGGAGTTAATTCACGATTTAGCGGTTGAGCTAGAATATAAAGACGCAGTGGAGGGTTAATTATGGACAGAAATCAAGCTAAAGAATTTTATCCTATCTTGCAAGCTTTTGCTAAAGGAGAGGCAATTGAGTGTAGGACAAAGCCGAGTGCCGTAAAAGGTACAAGTGTTCCGAATGATTGGAAGGAAATGAAAGAGATTGAGTTTTGGAATAATACAGAGTACCGTGTTAAGCCAGAACCAAAGTACCGTCCATTCAAGGATGCAGAAGAGTGTTGGCAGGAGATGCTAAAACATCAGCCTTTTGGGTGGATAGTTGATAGAAGGAATGGAGTTATGTATCTTATCCGATGTTTAGAACATGTATCAGTATATACTTCAATACAGTATTCATTTAAAGATGCTTTTGATAAGTTTGCATTTGCTGACCTCGTTCCTTTTGGCGTAAAAGTGGAGGAGGAATAAGTTATGGCATGGGTAGCAGTAACAAAACAAGGAAGAGAATTTATCTCAATGTGTAAGCCAATAAGAGTGACGGATGAAGATAACTATTATGGTTGGAAAGATACATTTACTGAGATTTCTCTTTGTAGTGGTAGCATCAAGAAACTCATCGGAAGGGAATTATCTTGGGATGATGAACCGGTAGAATTAAAATAAAAAGGGGTAGTTGCCGCTACCCCACAAATAGGAAATTTAATCGTCAACCCAAAAGGCTAGACAACCTCCGTGCTTAGGACGGATAATCTTACCATCCCTAACAACGTAAGGACGAAAGATTAGACGTTTCCCGTTTGTTTTTGAATCATTTGTCATAATCAAACAATGTTAAGTTCACTACCATTCGATAGCTGGAATACCGCAAAACCTCTAAACTGCGGTACACGAAAAAGCCCCTAAGCGGCAACTAAGGGGCTTTGTAAATCTCATTGCTGTTCCATTGTTTTATTTGTTAATGTTTGGCTAGAGGTTTACCTTAACAGAGTTTGATACTCTAAATGATTCGAGTGCAAAGGTAGTGATTATTTTAATAACAATAACAAAGTTAATAAAGTAAAAACAACAGTCTATTTAGACTTTATATAAACATATAAATATGAAAATAGAAAATATCAAGTTCAAGGCTAAACGTCTTGACGGAAAAGGATGGGTTTGCGGATATTTCTACGAAGAGAATGGTAATACATACATCATTGAGAATCGTCAGAAAGAAAGCAAGTTAAACAGAAATCCCACTTATCAGGTTGACCCTTCTACCGTCTGCCAGTTCACAGGGTTGAAAGATAGTGAGGGAAAGGAGATTTGGGAAGGTGATATAGTGCATGACAGTTATGACCTTTTGTGTATAGACAATCTCTATAAGGTAGTTTATATTGAAGAAGAAGGAGCGTTTGCCTTCAAGAGTTTAGATAAAGTTGACAATTACGAGCCATTTGTTAATTTATTAGAAGCTTATGTTGTTGGCAATAAATTCGATAAGGAGTAGCGCATGAAGAATAAGATTTTAGACTTAGCTAAGTCAGCCGGTTGGCTCGTTTTGATTTTCATAATAGGGGTAATTGGTTTTAGGATTTCTTTTAGCTTAGGAACTCCACACGAAAAAGAAGAGTTTAATATAAAAATATTCACCAAGAAAGGGCATGACTATCTGATAGTAGACACGAAACATGGTGTTTGCGTTGTTCACGCAGAGAGCTGCCCTTGTCATAAAAAGAAGTAGCGTATGGAAAATAATATGTTTGAAGATATTGTCGCTGAAGGCAATATAGTTGTGATAGATAATGATTGGATTGTGTTATGTAAGCATTGGAAACCAGAGTGTCACAATCTGTTCTGCTATCTTTATCTCCATAAGGAAGATAAGAATTTGATGGTAGGTTCTCATTTTACAATGACCGAGGATAAAAAGAAATCTACTCGGTTGGCTACCAACGAGGAGCGTCTTATGCTTTTTGAAGAAATGTTCAAGTATGGAATTGCTTTCGATAAGCACGACCATCATTTGATTGGAAAGTTATGATAATTGTAAGATAAAATAGTGTATGGAGAAACGAATAATTTTAGACGAACAAGATATGAATGAGTTTACAAAGATTTTCGCAAAGACAATAGAAGATGAAGCTATCAAACAGATAGAAACCCTATCTAATAGCGAGGCTTACAATAGTTGTAAAATAAGAATAATGCCAGATTGCCATGCAGGTAAAGGATGCACTATTGGCACGGTAATAGAGCTTGATAACAGAGTAGTTCCTAACACTGTTGGAGTAGATATAGGCTGCGGCATGAAAGTCGTAAGACTTGGTAAAGTTGATATTGACTTGCAGAAATTTGATGAAGAAGTCAATAAGTTGATTCCGTCTGGTTTTAATGTCAACGAGGGAGAAGTATCAGCCTACATAAACGGATTGGTTGATGGTTGTATGTTTGGCAAATTCCGTGCTTGGGATTGTCTTACCAGCATGGAAATAGTATATCGTTCTGTTGGAAGTCTTGGCGGTGGCAATCACTTTATTGAGTTAGATGCAAATGAAGAAGGAGAGAAGTTTCTTGTGATACATACAGGAAGTAGAAACCTTGGTGTTAGGGTATGCAACTATTACCAAAAACTTGCCTACGAGTATTGTCGTAAGAAAATAGCTGATAAGTCTGAGGTTATTGCCAAGTTGAAAAGCGAAGGAAGAGAAAAGGAAATACAGAGTGCTATCAAGTTGTTAGGTACTAGAAATATTAGCAAGGAACTTTCTTACTTGGAGGGCGATTTGCTTGATGATTACTTAAATGATATGCGTATAGTTCAGAAGTATGCCGAGCATAATAGAAGAATTATAGCTAACAGACTCGTCAATGCTCTAGGTGTGGATATTGACCCAAATTCAGACAAGCATTCTTTTACAACCATTCACAACTATATAGATACAGACAAGGGTATATTGCGAAAGGGAGCTATCAGTGCAAAAAAGGATGAGGTAGTCATTATCCCAATGAATATGCGTGATGGTTCTCTTATCTGCAAGGGAAAAGGTAACAAAGATTGGCTATGCTCTGCCCCTCATGGCGCAGGTAGATTAATGTCTCGTACACAGGCAAAGAAAGAGTTATCTATGGATTCTTACAAGAATGAAATGAATGGTATTTATTCCACATCAGTTTGTGAAGAAACCATTGACGAAGCACCTATGGCATATAAATCAACAGAAGAGATTGTTGAGCTAATAAAACCTACGGTTAATGTGATAGATGTTATTAAACCAATTTACAACTTTAAAGCAAAATTATAATGAGCAAGGAAACATTTGACTTCTCGGAGGCTCTCAGAAGAATGAAGGAAGGAAAGAAAGTGAGAAGGGTAATTTGGAAAGAATGTGGAGCTTATATCCATATTGTCTCTGTGACTATTGTGGCTGTATGCGATGGCAAATTCTTTCCTTGTGTTTTCAAAGATTCTGAGGATATTCTAGCAAATGACTGGGAGGAGGTGGAATGATGAAGATTAGGTTGGCAAAGAAGATAATGAGGCGCAATACGCCTTATTGGATATTTCGTTATCTCTGCCATAATCGCATATTGTTACCAGGAGCTGGATATAAAAGACACCGCATCACAAAGGCGATGAGTTTAGTTGAACATTGGAATGCTCGTAGGTACAGAAACGAAGCGGCAAAGTTTAATAAAAAGAATCCGCTCAGTCCGAGAGACCTTCGTCGTAGTGTAGAAAGATTAAAACAGTACAGCGTATGAAAGAAGAAAAATGTTGTGGTAACTGCCTTTGGATGGGACGCGAAGACATCTTAGGCAATGGATGGTGCTACAAAAAAGATTGCGAAACATCTTGTGATAAGGTTTGCAAGAAACATGAATTTTAAACTTTAAATATTAAAATGGAAAAGATCTACAGACATTTTAAAGGAGGTTATTACAGATTTATTACTGAGGTCACTAATAGTGAAACTCAGGAGAAGGAAGTTGTTTATCAGGCTCTCTATGGAGAGTGCAAGGTTTGGACTCGCCCTGCCGATATGTTCTACGGAAAGGTGAACGTTGATGGTGTGGAGATTGATAGATTCACCGAGGTTGTTGGTGTGCCTGTTTTATTCAAAAAGACCAACGAGAACGCTATTATGCCAACTAAGGCGCACGATGATGATTTCTGCTACGACTGCTATGCCGTATCAGAAGAAGAGGTTGCGCCTAACGTATGGAAATACGGTCTCGGATTTGCGCTACAGATTGAAAACCGAAACAAGCCTGCTGACATTTCAAGATGCTTTACGTTCCGTCCTCGTTCTTCCGTATGGAAGACTGGTATGAGTCTCAGTAACTGTGAAGGCACTGTCGATGACCCATATACTGGAGAGATTTCTGCCGTATTCTATCACTTGTTTCCAAATATGCCAAGATATAAGGTTGGTGACAAAATCGTGCAATTCCACCTCGAAAAAAGTGACAACATCATGCTTATCGAGACGGACAAATTAAACAAAACAGAGCGCGGCGATAACGGCTACGGCTCTTCTGATAAAAAGTAATACATGAATATAACAGATGAACAGAAAACGTATATAAAGGAACACCCTTACGAATCTCCTTACGCAATGGCCAAGAGCTTCGGTTGCGCAGTACAGACTGTTTACTGGTGGCTACATAGGCTGCATGGGGATTCGTTCAAGGACGAAAGAAAAGAGCAAAGAGAGAAGATCAGGGAATCTGTCCGTAAGCTGTATCCGGATTACTCTTCTTCTGAAATTTCCAAAGAGCTTGGAATAACAAAGTCATGTGTAACAAGCATAGCAAAGGCACTTGGCGTTACTCATACCCAGGAAACGGAAGAAAGACTTCGGTTGAAATGTGCTCAGGCAATAATAAGACCGGAGATAATAGCTAAACGTTCTGAATCTCTAAAAAAGACGCTGAGGCTTGACAGGTACAGAGCAACGAATGGAATAAAACAGAAGACACGACGCAAGTTCAAGACCATTCCGAGCAGATGTCTCTGTGCAAGGAACTATCTCTGCAATAAATACAACTACTTCTACGACAAAGATTACGGAGAGCTGCTTACCGTGTTCTACGACAGCGAAACCAAAATGTTGACAGAAGAGCAGCAGAAACACTACGAGACGAAGTATGGTATCAAGTTCCTCCAGGGAGCTGAAGAATAATTTCTGTGCATTATCTATATGTTTAGGGGTGGCTACACATCGCGTGCGGTCACCCCTTTTTGTTTATAAATCAATAACCAAATAAAAACATTAGAAAAAACTAAGAACGTTTATGTAGCTTTAGTCTCCAGTATATCCAACCTAAAAATGCGAGAATGCCTATGAAAAGGCAAACTGAAGTTATCTTACCTATATTTAAAAATGCCATGTCAGTCCTTGATAGCTGTTTCTCGACATATACTTTATCTTTCGATATTTTATTTATCACTGAGATTAAGGAGTCGCATCTCTTGTGATATAGAGACGTGCTGTCCTTATATTCCTTGAGGCACGAAATGCTGTCCCTGAGTATCTGTACGTCCTCCTGCGATATTTCGTGATATTCGTAGTGGAATCTGTCTTCTCCAACTTTGTTACCATTGGCATCGTATTTGGAAGCCGTGCTATCCCTTATATGAGTCTTCTCTTTGGTGGTAGACTTTAAAGACTCTTTATGCGATGCTCTGTATGATTCCATTTCCTTAATAAGCCTTGCGTTAAAGAGAGAATCCCACTTAGCCTCGTTACGCTTATCGGTGATGTATGTCTGTTTCTCTATCACACGTTCTTTCGCCTTACATCTACAGAACATTGATAGAATCAGCATTGCTACTGCAATGGCAATTACAACCCTTGTTATTTTATCAATCAGTTTCATAATCAAGTGAATTAATTCTGTTCAGCCAACCATTCTTGAACTTTTTGTTCTGTGGTCTTGTCTGACAGATACGTTCAATAAAATCCTTCCGTTCCTGCTTGATGGTATCAAACAGATCCCGGCCATCTCTTGCGTTGACAGCTGCGATAGTCTTCGGCCCGACAATACCATCCACATCAACGCCAAGAACTCTCTGAGGAATCTTGATACCGTAGGCTCCGCTAGCCCATACCCAGTCGACGAGGATATTGGCTACGTTCTGGTCTTTAATATCATCAGCATTCCACTTATCCCAGTAGTACTTCTTGAAGATTACACCCCATTGCACACGGGTCATACGCTTTAAATCGTTAACCGTCTTCTTGCTGCCGAATACTGAGCGGTACGTAGCAAGAGTCACACCCATATTAGTAGCTCCTCCCAAATCATCCTTGTCGTTAACGAAGCCACCTTCCCACTTTAGGATGAACGGCTCTAAAATCTTACTGTTTGCCATTTTTGTTTTCCTCCTCTTTTTTATCAAACTCATTATTGAGTCTGTCAATAATCGGTTTCCAATAACTAGGCAATGCCTTTGCAAACTCGAATCTCAAAATGTAGTAAATAACTCTGAATGCTACATTCTTAGGGTATGCCTTGATGAGGTTTTTGAATGCGTTGCATAGATACACATAGCAGAAAATGTATGTAAGCATCTTTATTACAAACAAAGCCTCATTTCCGTCATTACAGCCTATCATGATACCATATATCACATAGTCAATGGTAAGATAGAGCAACATTTCAAGAATGGCGTTTACAAACTTTGATGCCGAAAAGTTTTTGCATCGTACAACACTAACGCCATCAGCTCGCATACCACAAAAGATATTGAAGCCGAAAGCAATTACTAGCGCCAGAACGAAACCTTCAGTTGGCGTTGCAAAGGCAAGTATAGCAGAGGAAATTGTAACCACTATCTGCCTAATCTGTGAAGAATCTAATAAATTTGTCATAATCTGTTATCCTGAATAATTAATAAAAATAAAGTTTCGGTCTCTTTCTGCAAAGATAGCAAAAAAAACCGAAACTTCATTCAGAATAACGAAAAACTTTAGACATTCAAGTCGTAATATGGAAGTCTGCCACTTTCCAGGAAGGAAATACATTCATCGAAAATCTTTTGCTCGTAGTTGTACGTGTTGATCTTCGGGAACCATTTCTTTATTTTTGCGTCGTTACGCTTTACCATTTCTCCCCAGAGAACGCACCAGTCTTCGAGATTGATGTTGTCGTTCTTGACCTCATGCCAATAGTCCTTGGCCACATCTTTAGTATGAAGCTGACCGATGAGGCAAAGATGCATATCTGCCATCTCTTCGTTATAATGACACGATCCAATCTCTCCCTGGACCTGCTTCATCACATCAAGCATTACGCTGTCATTCATTCCGACTTCACAACAATCTGCCATGATCGTAACACAGTTCTTGATAGCCTGCATATCATTGCTAGCTATAATGTCTTCGAATACCTTTTTCATAACCGTATATTTTTGATGTTACTTCAGAAAATACTCTCTGATGTTGTATACACCATCCTTGTCTTTCAACAAATCGAGTGCAAGGCTGTGGGCATACTTAACCAGATGTTCTGTATCAATGTCCTTAACATCTTCCTTGCCGAGTATCTTAGCAATTGTGCATCCGTGGTCGCTTACAACCTGATTCATCGCAACGTACAAAGCGTAATCGTTGTAATAAGGTTTCTCCTCTGTTGCAAGTCCGAGACCGGTCATAGCATTGATCCATGTCTGCATATCCCAGGTTACTGGTGGATTCATACCGTTTACAATCTCAGAAGCTTCCTTCTTCGTAAGATAGTTCTTCCACTTGATAGCGCAAAGCTTATCAAGATACTCTTGTGCCAACTCTGGGTGCTTGGATGCCATATCCTTCATCATGCGACGCATCGTATTACCGAATACGTGCATATACTTTACGTTGGTTGACGAAGCCATAATCCCATAAAGCTCATCAAACTTACTCATAATGTCTTTTGTTTCCATATCTTGTATATTTTTTAACCTATTATCAAATCTTTCAACTCTACAAAGTCCTCCTCTGTGAAGTTGATGCTTCGCTTGCTTCCAAAGAGGATAGCAGTAGCAATTCCATCTGGCAGGTCAATAGACACAACTCCTTTGTCGATATGTCCGTGTATAAAACCTACATCGAATTTGTAATCTTCCACGGATTTTAGCATCTGCATCATATCTTCAAATATCGTGTTGGCATCTATGTTGCCGTCTTCATCGGCGATGAATAGGGTAGCGTTGTCAATGCTCTTGCCCCAACTATCCTTGTGCTTGGCGATGATGTTGTGCGCCGCACGTTTCATGTACACTGATGGTATGGCGAGCATCTGGTTAGCCTTAACCATATCGTCTATTCTAGCATCTGCCCACAAATCAAGCGATGTAAGCAGTTTCTCTTTCAATTCTGTTACGTTCATTTCTTAGTTCCTCCCTTCTTTGTCCCTTGAACCATAGCGAGATACTCTTGCCACGTTTTATCACTATGATTTGTCATATAGTCGTTAAGCATAGCGGTTTTCTGCTCTTCCGCCTGTGCTACTTCTTTTCTCAGTCGTTGCATCAAAGACAAATGTTTCTTTAATGCCTCCTGTCCTTGCTGAGTGCTTTCGATACGAGGGCGTATGATGCGCAATTCCTCGTCTTGCACTAGCTTAGATACATATTGCAAGCTATTGACGTATTCCTGATTCTGCATCAAATACTGCCTTTGCGCCCCTGTAAGATTGTCCTCAATTTTGTCAATTTCATCCCAGAGTGGGGTTTGAGACTGCTGTGCTTGCATGTTGATGGATGCTCGCTTCTGTTGTATTGCCTCATACATCTTCTGTAGCTCAGCATCCATCATTTGCGGCTGTTGCTGACTTGTGCCCATATCAAGCAAAGGGCTGTTTCCGAAATTCATCATAATCAATATCTTTAAGTTGGTGATATATTATAGAGAGGTGAGAGGGCATCCACCAACGAGGGCAAACACCCCTCACCAACTCATTTTTTCTTAGTCCGTCTAACCGACTTCCTTACTGCTCTGTTACGCTCCTGTAGTGGGAGTAGAAGGAGCAGTGCAGTTACAGCCATAGCTGCCGTAACCAGTAACTACTGGTGTAGATGGGAGCACAAGCTGACCATCAATCTTGCGGCAGCACTTCTCGTTAACGTAAGCCATCATAAGTTTCTCCTTGTAAGGAGTGAGGGCTTCCATTACGGCTACCTTCTTGTCGAGGTCACTATACTTTGCTTGCAACGCATCGTACTGGTCTCTCTGATTCTTGTACAAGCCGAAATCAGCATCAACCTGAGACTTGTAAAGACCGAACTCAGCCTGCATTGCACGGCGGTTCTCGGCGTTGATAGCATCGTTAGCACCCTTATACATAGAGAACTTCTCAGCGATGTCTGTCTCTCGCATAGCGTAGAACTTGTTAGCGGTGTCGAGCTTCATACCGAACATGTAGGTAAGCAACTTTACCTCATCATCGCATTCCTTCTCCATTACCTGCAAGGCAGTTGGCTGATTTGAACTTGCGTTAGCCCCATAGGCGTTGATGTTCACGTTCTCAGGCATATTGCTGCCACCGAGTGAACCAAACACACTGCGGTTGTTACCGCCAAGCAACCAAGCACCAGCACCGAGTGCTGTGCCGATGATACCAAGGGTAAGACCAGCATTGCCTGTTGCCTTAGAAGCATAATCATCGTGCTTCTTTCCCTCTTCGTAGATTTTCTTCTCTACGACCTTTGCATCTGTCATTTCCATGATACAATCTTTTTAAGTTATCCTTAATATTAACTAACACTATGTAATCGATTACGGATGCAAAGGTACAAAGAATAGGGTAGAGCAAATATAACTCTATCACACTTTCTTTTATTGCTTGATTATCAGTGATTTAAGGTGATAGGAGGTAATATCATAAATAACAAAAAAAAAGAGAGGCAATCACTTACCTCTCTTGCTCTTAATGAAGTGCAGTATATCCCACTTCTTCCAATATCGGGTGTGCCCTCGCTTCTTGCACTCACCGTTCGGAATGTCGCCCCTTGCAACCATCCTGTTAAGGGTAGCATCAGAAACGTGAAGCTTCTCCTTGACTTCCTCGGTAGATAGCATCGGATTGAGAGCATACGGCAGATAGTTCTCACAAAGGTCTTCTATCTCATCGCTACTCATTCCGCAAGCAGTTACCTTCTCCCCTCTCTTCTCTTGCTCGTCTGCTCGAAAACAAGAATCCGATAACGATTTTAATAACACTCCCAAGGTGTGATAACCAAATAACTTTCCCATATCATTATAATCTAGAGATTAAACTTTGACAGCCCTTGCCTGAGAAATACTTATCAGCAAAACCATATACATAAAATATAATGGTCATTACAAGTATTACAACATTAGCTTCCACCATTTCTTTGGTGGTAAAAACATTCCAGTATACGATATGAATAGCATTTATCCCAAATAGGTAGATGATCATCGGAATACGCCATCTGTAGCAGAGCCAAAAGAATCTGCTCGCAATTATAAGTATAAGCGGATGGATGTAAACGGAAAAATAGATAAATGCTGCCGATACCCAATTCTCCTTAAACCATACGCACATTTCTTTTTCGTGAGACGCAAATGTTACCATGCATGCAATATGAAAAAGCATGATAAACAGAGGCATCACTTCACAATAATACTTAAACCAAGTGAGTAGCTTTATGCTGTAGCCTCTACCTGCAAGGATAATGACGTTTATCATTTCGCTAACGTCCATGTCCTTAAACATTACTCTTGACAACTGTACAACACCGACTGATTGAACTAACCGATGGACTTCATCTTCTTCCTCTTTAGTCATAAGCTGTTATATTTTAGTTGATTTAAAAGATTGATGCCGCAAAGGTACGCATCTTCTAATAAAAGTAATTGGTTTTTGATTGATTTTTGTGTTAAACTTTATAAAATGTAACAATCTGAAAGTAGATGGCTACAAAAATAGCGTTAGAACGGCTTTCTTGCCAAATTCTAACGCTATTATTATATCTACACTGGTATTATCCTATCACAACATCAAGGGTCTCCATATCAGCGAACTTCAAGCCGCAATCCTTAGCAGCTTTGAACAGCTCCTTCTCGTCAACTTCCTCAATGGCTACCTCTACCTCCTTGTCGGCAAGTTCCTTGAAATACTTTTCGGTCTTCTGCTTCTGATTGAAGAAGTACTCATTGACCTCAGCGAACTTGGCTGAATCGTCCTTGGTGTATTCGTAGCCTTCATCGGCGTGCTTCTGCTCCAACTGCTGGCACTCCTGAAGCTTGCACTGCATCTCCTCGAACTTATCGTCCTTCAGGCTCTCCTGCGCTTCCTTCACATCCTTGTCGTAAGTATCGGCTACTTGGCGCAGTGCCTTCATATTCTTCCAAACTCGCATAGCGGCATCATCACTCATTGATGATGTCTTCAATGCCTTCAATGTTCTGTAGGCATCAACTGCCTCAATTGTCTTAATCTTTTTCATAATTGTTTCTTTATTTTTATGTTATACAATATTCTTCGCCAGATTGCCATAGCAGAATACCTTTCCTATTAACAGTGCAAAGTTAAGAAAATAATTCCGAATAACAATGCAGGAGGAGCAAAATTTACGAATTTTAAAAACAGCTTCCCCACGTTGGATAATCACTAGGACGTAATGTGTCTGCTTTCTCGGTGAGAACGTAAACCACAAATACATTTCTAGCATATTTGTTATATTAAGAACATCTGCTTTTTAATGCATAATATAACTACCACCTGGAGGAACTTGTTTCCATCCACCATCTATATTAATTTCAAAAGATAATTGACACATTTGTCCATAATAACCTCCTTCATAAACATTATCAAATCTTATATATATATCAACATAATCTGTTCTATCACCTTCAGGAATAGTTACAGAACCTGTAATTTGACCAGAGCTATTAGATACATAACCTCTTCCGTATGTTGTCTTATTGTTACCATAAGCACAAACACTTCTAAATATACCATCAGTAATTGTAATTGTAGCATCAGGAAGTTTATATATTCTTGCTTTACAAATACAACTAGCACCAACTAATTCTCTCAACGATGAGAAATCAACAAAACCACTAGAACCACTTTTAATACTTTCCATATTAATTTGTCTAGGATAATATTTAAAAGTAATAGCACCCGGAAGAGATATAAAAATTATTTTTGTATTATCATATAAAGTTGCATTACGAGTATATGCTAAAAAAGGCACAATATCAATATATTTATCTCCACTACCTATATCAAAAGTTATTTCTCTACCAGCATATATATAATCTGTTGGTTTTTTGCAATTGCCAACATAATAATTTTTATAAATCTTATCAGTAGTATTATATGGTGAATTATAACGAATTTGAATCCAAAAAGACCAACCTAAAGATAAATCAGGTATTATATCATCCATAGTAACATTTGTATTATAATCCGCATTTGTTTTCTTATATAGAATACAATTAAATTTAGGAGTTGAAGAATAATAAATTTCAACGGTATGAAATTGAGGAATAGAAGTCAGAAATACATTACTTATTGCTTTACTACTATAGTTTCTAAAATCACTTAATCTATAAGGAGAATTAGCACCACCTTTTGGAAAATGTTTTCCTGATACCATTGTACTTGTGTTATCACTAATATAACCATTATTACCATATACATTATCTTTATAAAGGTTGTTACAAGCTTTAATTGCAAAACCTTCTCCTCCATAATTATTACGTAAGTTCTTATAAGTGTCCATAGGTATATTCATACCACAACGAACAACACAAGTATATTTACTATATGAAGATGTTACTATTTCCTCAGAGTCTTCTCTAATAGGATATTCTTTAAATTCACCTTTACAACTAATAGGTTTATACTTACTCCATATATTTATATTTTCACTCTTACAAAGAGTAGCAAGGTCATTGCTACTCTCTCCAAGAGCTCGTTTAACATCATCAATGCTAACAGGAGCACTAATAATTCCAGTTTCACTATTGTAAGACATAATCTTTATTTTTTTTAATATTCAACTTTAGTAACAACTCGCTCTACTGTTACATTGAACACTTTCGCAAGTCATAACATAAATCGTTCCATACGCTTAATCTTTAGAACTTAAAACACTAGGCAAGGCAGCTCTATAAGAGCCACCCTGCGTTAATACTTACTCTGATGCCTCGCTTGCCATATTAGCGGCGATAGCGGAATTGACCTCCTTAATCAATGCTGATACCTCACTGAGCTTGCTCTGCGGAACACCGCTGATGTTGTAGGTCAGCTCGCTGCCGTTGAAGCTTGCGTTGGCATTGCCGAGATAATTACCATTTGCGTCACCATAGATACTCATATTGATGCTCTCGATGTTGCCACCCGTCTTGTCAACATTGTAGGTAATTTCTACTCGATAGCCGCCCTTGGTATAAGTGGCGGTTGTCTGTTCACTCTTCTTGTTAATCTTTAAATTCTCCATTTTCTAATCTAATTTAATGAATTAATATTCTTGTTATCTAATCTTTTCTTGTTGCAGTCTTCCTTATCTCCACTCAATCGCAGAACCTCTGATTCAAGGAAGACCACCCGAGCCTTCAACCTGCTGACCTCATCGCCCACCTGCTCGATAGCACCGAATGCCGTTGCAATCAGCTTCGGAGACCAGTAGTTAATCTTGTAGTAGCCCTTCTCGTCAGTCTCCACGATGTCCTTTAAGTGAGGGTTGCACAAGACGTGTTGGGCAATCCAACCGATAGACCTTGTGTTGTCCTTCTTCCAAGCAAAGCTGAACGTGCCACCCATCGCCTTGATGATACCCAAGTAGTCCAGCTTCCGCAAATCCTGCTTCAAGCGGATGTCAGAACTAGCATAAGCTGTAACTCCACCTTTAGCAAGAATGCTATTAGGGAAGTAAGTATTCATATAAGCATCATAATCATATATATGACCAGTAGTACTAATTGTATATCTGTCACCATTATAGTTATATTTAGTTAAAGCTAAAGCTCTAATTTTAGCAACAATACCATTACGTAAAGCAGTATTATTACTAGGATGACTAAATACTAATCTCACATAACGATAATTATCATTACCAACATTTACATTTAGAGGACCAACACAAATATCACATTTGTGTGACCATCCTTTCATTATTTTAGAAACATATTCTTTATAACCACCAGTACTACTTCCAAAATATACTTGGCATTTTATATCAACTCCATTATTTACATCAACACTTATCCAACTAAGTTCTTGATATATTTCATCAGGAATCTTAACAGTAACCCTAAGTTGATTTTTCTTTATTTGAGCAAGTTTATCAGCCTCAGTATCACCAAGCAAATTATTAGACCCTAAATAATAATTAAATCCTCTAGCATTATCGTTTATAAGATTAAATCTATTTTCTGGATTACCAAAATATGTATTCCAAGTAGCACCATTATCCATTGAATATTCTACTTGTATATTATCTTGAGGAATACCATTAAACATATTAGTAACATTAGCTGCAATACTACCATCCCAATTATTTACATTAGTACCAAAAGCATTTACATCAGCCGTGGTAGGCATTATACCTTTAGCTGTTAATAAATTATTAATATGAGTAGAACCATTAATAGTAGCAGTATTAATAATAGTTATATCTTTAAAAAGAGCATAACCACCTTGCATTATTTTCCAATTATTACTATCTGCTTGACTACACATGTCTTGAACTTTCACCCAATTAGTATTATTACCATTACCTAAATATAAATCACCACCACTACCTCCAATTCTAGCTCCACTATCAGGAGTTATAGTTGTAATACCTGGAAATTTAAGTGTACCATTACTTCTTTTATTAGAATAATAATTAAATACAGTTCCATCGGCTATACCTAAATATATAGCATTAGCGACAGTATCATATTTGAGACCAGCCCAATCACTATACTCCCAGTTGGTTGCTCCAAAACGAATAGCAGCACCAGTATTAAATACTACTTGGTCTTTTATAGCTGATATACGAGCATTAGCATTTACATTATTATTTAATATTATAGCTCCGTTTTCAGAATCACTATTATTTATGTATATTGTTCCGTTAACATTTCCAGTACCATCAAAACTTTGACCCCAAATACTTCTAGCAGTTCTGAGTTTAGTTGCAGAAGCTACATTGTCATGTAGAAAAGCAAGATAACCAACTTGAGTTGCTGTAGTAGTATTTATACCATGCATTATTCTAATTCTTCCACTAGTTCCTATATCAAATCTAGTTCTCCAAGTAGAATAACCTTGTATATTAATTATATCACCATAGCTTTCATGAAAATTATTATGTCCCTCATTAGTATGAGCCCAACCATAAACTCCAACTCCATCCTTAGTTACAGATGCATCTCCATACTCACCTCTATATCTAAGAAATGAACTTTCATGATAACCATCTACAGTATCTGCATTACCAGCACTACTAGCATAACCATTATGCAAAGCATTATATAAACTATTTGCACCTTTTTGACTAAGACTTGTACCAGTAGAAGTTCCACTATAACTATCAGTAATTCCTCTCCAAGTATTTTGCCAAGTAGTAGAAACACCATTGATAGTAATAGTTTGACCACTTACAGAACCAGTAACAAAGTTCTTGTCATTAGTAAGTTGACTAAGTTTAGTAAGATTACCTTTATGATAAACTTCATATTCAGCATCATATTTACTAGTAGTTCTAACTACATTATTGCTAAAATATAATACTCCATTTACTGCACGAATACCATCATAGTTACCGTTACTTCTAAAAAATAGAATAGCTTCAGTAGGGGTCTCAGATACATCATTAGTATAAATGCTATTAACTCCAATAATATCGGAATTTCTCATATTTATACCCCATTGACCAGAACTATAATATCTATCATTAGCCATAGTAAGAACACTAACATCTTGATGACTAGTAAGATAACCTTGACTTTTAACCCAAGATTGCGTAGCATACCCATTAAGAGATTGATGACTAGTAAGATAAGTTCCTAAATCTACAGCAGCACCACCAGTAGCTGCAATAGTTTTAGTAACACCGTTAATCTTTACACTATGTGTATGACTAGTTGCCGACTTACCACTAAGAAGTGAATCTACACTACTTTTGGTATAATAGTTAGCAAGACTTTGGTGAGAAGTTAAAAATGTAGCACCTTTAGTAAATGTAATGCCCTTTCCGCTTTTAGATACAGACGTGATAGCATTTCCACTTCCACTTACAGATATTGCATTAACGTAACCATCAAGTGACTGATGATTAGTTAAGAACGTACTACCTTTAACTACGCTGATAGTAGTACCATCCTTGGTGACAGACGTAACCGCATTACCGCTGCCGCTGACAGAGATAGCAGTAGCACTACCACCTTCCAAGCTGGAAATACGAGAATCAAGAGCCTTGATGGAGTAGGCAGAGGCAATCTCACTCAGCGATTCTGATGTAAGCTTCAAGGCATTTGAATAACTCTTCACACTGCCGTTCAAGCCGCCACCACTGGATGAGGATGTCCCAACACCATAGGCAGAAACACCACCACTAGTATAGAGGTTTGCCACCTCGTTAGTCGTAGTGTTCGTAATCTTCAACGCCTTATTGGTTGCATCATACTCCATCTTTATGTTGCCGATGGAGATGTACTTTCCGTTAGGCACGATGATACTTCCGTTAATATCGGCAGTACCGTTAAACGAGTTACCCCAAAGCTTGCGAGTATTCGTGAGCTGGAGAGCCTTTTTCGCTGAACCGTTTGTGAAGTAGCCTTGCAAGGTGGCGATACTCCCTTTGTTTGCGGATATGCCCGAAGCATTTACCCCTTCTGCCTTTTTCGCTCTTGTCACCTCATCAGAAATTGACTTATTGATTCCGTCAACAATACCGCTCAAAGTATTCGTCTGCGCAATATTTGCGAGGAAGCTAACCACCTCGTTCCACTTATTGATAACGCCGTCCGCAGTCTCCTCGTCAGTAGTTATAAGGGCGTACCAGTCATAGGCACTATCCCAACAAGTTACCTTCGTTGATGTAATGCCGTCCAGTACAGACTTATTGCTATGAGTATGCTTTGCTGATACCGCACCATCCCAAGCCGTCTGCTTTGCAGTAGTAGGAATAGAGTAACCCGAGGCAAGACTAATGGCAAACGTACCGCTTGTTGTGATAGTCTTAGTTGCGCACGTCAAACCAGTAGGAAGGGTAAGAGCTACAGATGTAACAGTACCCTTATTGGTAGTATAGCCCTTTGCATCAATCTCCGCTTTGGTATAATAGCTTGCGAGAGACTGATGAGCAGTCAGATACCCTTTATCATTGGTAAGCTGGCTTACCTTCGTGATGCGGTCAGTGATTTCTGTCCACTTATGGGTATGCGCACTAGGTGTGAATGTTGATGGCTTACCCGTGATGTTATTCCAAGAAAGGCTCAGACCGCCAAGCTCTGATGCTATATTGTCAATTCGGCTGCTGAGAGCCTTTATAGCATAGGCATTCGGAATGCTAGTCAAGTCCGCATCCGTATAGTTTCCCTCTATGATTCTCGCATAGCTGATTACGCTTGCAATCAAGCCGCCACCACCCGTGGTAGATGCTCCTGCTCCGTATGCCGTGATACCACCTGTGGTATAGAGATTGCCATCAATTTTGATAGCCTTGTTTTTGGAATCATACGTGAGCTTAATGCCATGGAAGGAGATTGCGCCTTCGAATGTAGCATCGCCCGATACGCCAAGTTTAGAGAATGGAGCGTTTGGCTTCAAAGACACAAGGTCGGCAACGCTCGTTCCTGCACTTCCTTCCTTCCAAGTCGGCTCGAAGAAGGTGAGGTATGCGCCAAGATTCTTCTCACTGATGATAAACGATGTCGGGTCTGCGTGAACCTTTCCGCTCACATCCCACCAGATAGCACCATTGGCAAGATAACCCGAGCCATCGAAGCGGATGAGGGAGGTTGCAGGGGTAAGATTTCCGCTATTATAGTCCTTATCCACCATCTGACCGCCCCACCATGTTGCGATACTCTTCTTTCCTCTATTCGTGTCTATTGCTCCGTTGATACCGCTCTGAACGTTTCCGTCTCCGTCTCTCAGCGCAAGGAGCGTTGTCATTACAAGACCACCGTCAATATGTGTAGTCTGACCGAGCGCATCCTTGAGATACTTGTAACCTGCGAGGTCTGTGATATTCTGCTTCAAGTCACCATATATCTTGCTAGTGATATAGGCGTTTGCCAAGCCAAGTTTGTCATAGAATGCGCTGTATGCGGACTGGAAGTTGGTAAACTTCGTTCCCACGGCTGAGACGATAGCAGCCTTGCCGTTGGTATCAGCCTTATTGTAATTTGTAGATATATCTGAGAGATACGTAACGAGTTCCGTCTTAGCAGTAGAGAGAGTAGTGAAAGCAGTATTAAGGTCGGTGAGTTCTTTTGTACTCTTTAACACCTCTGCTCCCTTCACTTCATTGTACGACTTCTCGGCAGCTGCGAAAGCATCTTCAAGTCGCTTGGAATCCTGCGCCATAGCCGCAATCTCAGAAGGCTCTAGATAGCCATCTGTAACGTAGCTGTCGAAAGCCTTCTTGTTGGTGGTGACGGTAGTTCCTAATTTGCTGATGTCACCCTGCGCCTTTTCTGCCGCCTTCTGCGCTTTCTCCGCCGCTGCCTGGGCTGCGTTAGCAACGGTATCATCGGTGTATTTAGATGCTTTTATCCAATCACCGATTGCGAACTGAGAACCAGCACCCTTTGCAGTCTGGCAGCGCAATACCTCATTCTTATAGGTACTGCCGTCTGCTGGATAAGTCGCATTAACCCAAATGTCACCAACTTGGTATGGTGGGTTCGGCTGAGTGCTAAATACCTTCATTTTGCCATCTGCCGTTTCCTGTGCCTTGCTTGCATCTGAAAGGGCTTTAGCGATGTCGGTATCTGTAATGATAGTCCACTTATAGGTGTTGCCATCCTTGGCAAAGCGATATGCCTTGCCCGTCTTGTTGTCATAATAGAGGTCGCCCAAATGGGTATCTTTTTCCTTGTCTGTCGCCCAACTGCTGGCTGGAGCATTCTTCAAAGTAGGCACACCCTCATAGAACCACGTCTCGATAGCACCATCCACCTGATTCTGCAAGTCAGTAATAACCTGCGAGTTCTTGATGAGATTGTTCACCTGCTCCTCTGTCAAGCCCTTTGCTGAGTTCTCCTTGATGTACTGAGACAATTCCTTGCCATCTACTGTGGATTTGGCTGAGATTTTGCCTTTAACAGATACCTGCTTGGCTGCGCTGTCATACTTGATGTAGCTACTACCCTCATAGCCATTCTCCTTAGTAGGTCGGTCTCCGAAGTACATATCACCATAGACGTTGAAGAATGCCTTGTTATTCTTCTTATTTACACCATATTCCACGTACTCCCTATTGGCAAAGGAATAGCTGTTGATGCCGTGATAGAGGCTTATGGATGGCGAATAGGTATCTACCGCCGAGAAGATAAGGCAGTTCTGACGTTCCACATCGGTTCTATTACCGCACTGGTTGAGCACATCACCTTTAGCAGGAACATCGCTTGCCGTAGCGCAATCGGTATCAGAGAGGTCGATGTAATGATATTTCTTTCCTTCCAACTCTACAGGGTCTTCATCACGACCGATTACCAATCGCCAATAGAAGTGATTGCCAGCCTTGTGATAAGTGCCCTTGCGAACATTGAATGATTCCGAGCGCACTTGGTCGCCAACAGCGAAATCATTATCCACGGCATCGCCTTCCTGCTCTGCTAAGAAATAGCAACGATAAGCCTTCTGTGACACATTGTTATATGTCACAGTAACCTCTTCTACCTTATGAGCCACCACGCCACCAGCAGGAGAGATTATCTCCTTACCACCGATGGTGGATGTTTTATTGATGACCAGCTCCTCGAAGATAGCCTTCATTCTTACCTCCAAGTAATCTGTGATTAGGTGCGAACGACCTTCTGCGTCTGGAGTCCACGAGCCTCCACCGACAAGCAATCCCTGCAAGAACTTCTGCACCTTTTCCCAAGTGATAGTTCCTTTTGCGGTGTCATCGTTTATCTTTGAGATGAAGTGCTTACTTCCCTCTGTCGCAACCTGACTCTTGACCTGGGTAGTTGTCAAGCCTGCACCAGTTCCTCCATTTCCGCTTTGGAGCGACGAAATCTGCTGCTGAATCTTCTGGATAGTACCAACCTCTTTATCCTCACGAAGAGTTATGTCGTATGTCGGTATCTTGCCATCTTCTTCCTTGATTGTGAGCTGATCTATGGATATTACACCGCCAATTCTGAGGTCAGTATCCTCAAACTCCATCAAGTCTCCGGCTTTGAGCGTATCATGAAGACTCTTGATAACTCCTGTAGTATCCTTTTCAGCAAGATCATGCTGTCTTGCCATGAAAATCTCATCAACCTTAGGCTGATAGACGTACCTTGTGTAGTCGTTCTTGTCAATGAATGCTATGGCGTATTTAAGGAGTTTCAGAGACGCAGCATTGACATACGAATCAGGAAGTGTGATGTCGGTAAGAACGAAATGGTCGCCTTTCTTGATAGGGTAGTCCTTGTATGGAAACCAAAGCTCAAGAGCGTCGTCCTTTACTCTTTCAATAGTAAGCCTCCATCTTCCATCAATCTTGGTTGAGGATGCTACCTTGAATGTTCGTCCGCCACACATACCATCCTTCATCGAGATGGAGAAGTCGTCATCCTTTAAGTCGTTGATATCAAAGTCGATAGCCTTTTTAAGATAGATATCAACATTCTTTACGGTTTCATTATCGCCAAATCTTCCGTCATCATCAGGAGCCACACCCTCATCAATCTCATCAACACGTACGCCACCGATTTCCATCTCTTCGATAGTAGGGTAGATTTCAATAACTCCATTTGTCTTATCATCTGTTTCAAAGAACTGCGATGCAGAACGAAGGCCAATCTGCTCGATGTTGATAGAATCGATGTATGGCCTGTGCGGATCTGTGGAGAATTTATGCTGTCTCCCGGTAGGATTCACGTACTTCTTCTCTTCATCCGTGAGTGTGTTATAGAAATCACTCAGCGATACATGAGGGAATCCAGGCAACATAAGTCTGTTGATGGACATGTTGTTCGGAAGATTCTTTGCGTACTCCTTCATGGATGAAGGAACTGCCTTCTTGTTGAGACCGGACGTGATATACATCTTTGTATTTCCGGCCTTGACCTGCGCAATAAACGCATCAAGCTTCTCCTTTGATTCCTCATCTCCGGTGTCAGTCTGTGTTCCCTTCAGCTCAGAATAGAATCTACATTTTTTAGAGTCGTATGCCTGTGTTACATAACCGGTAATCTCAGTTTTGAAATCAAATGTAACCTTAAGTACCCAACCGAGAGACTGCTCGCCAGTTTCCCCAGGAACAATATACTTTCTCGGATTCTTGAAATATGTTTCTATATAATCGAGGTCCAGTTCAAGTGTAACATTCGTGCTGGCCCCGACGACTTTCGTGATGTTCGCCACATACTTGACACCGAGGTCCGCATAGTAGTGAGAAGGAAGATTCTTCTCGGAACCATATGCTCTTAGTCTTGTAACGACACTCTGATCGGAATCAGCGTTCTGAACAATCTCATAGAGTCCATTGCCGAGTCCGTACTTGAAGATATGATTAGCCTGTATTCCGGTAGTACCGACATAGATGTTTCTCCCTCTGACGATGAAGTTTATGTCCCACTTCTCGTTCACAAGCGCAAGGGCTTGCCAACAGGTCTGCGAATCCACTGTAATAGACATCGATTCGATGACGTTATCGTCGGTTTTCTCACCATAAACCGACAACCACTCACTTTCGAGGGCTCCACGCTGCACGGAACGCTCCTTGTTTCGGGAGTAAATCTTCCAAAGACCTGCACCAATCTGCTCGTTTAAGCATGCCTGGATTCTGTCGAGCAAATCATCCAAAGTCTGTACATAGAATGGAAATTTCGGTAGGGAAGTGTAGTGAAGCTCGTTATCGTTCAATACCACATCGAGGAACTCTGCCCTGGCAAGCTCATCCTGCAATGCATTGAACTTTACGCTGTCATATACGAAGCCCTCTCCATATGTGTCGGGTCTGGCCTGCTTATCCTTGCCCGGCTCGTAGTTGAGCTCAAACCGCTCGCCACGATAGACAATATAGTCGCCTATCTGAAAGTTGATAGGCACTTCATGCTTGAAATTGATAGTCACGAAGCACTCACCCATCCAAGAATCGGAGTATTCCAATCCATGAACGGTTATCTGCTCTCCGTTAACGTCTGTCAGCTTCGAGCCATCCTTATGATAAATATTCCAAGTACTCATGTGTCTTTATCCTAAATTTGAAATACTGCCCTGTGCGTCCATGATTGGCTTTATGTTAGTAACAGGGTCGTTAAACTTGAAAGTGATAGAGAGAACTAGCAAGTCCTCGTTATCCGGATCTCTATATAGGTTTGGATCAATATCCTTAAGTCTTACATGCTGTCTTCCGATTCTATTGAAGCCGCAATACATCTTCATCATGCCTGACTTGCGGATGTAATCAATAAAAGCCTTACATTTCTCGTTAGCGCCGAAAGCCTCGCCGTGGAACATAAACTTAACCTTATTCTCGTAGGCCGCCATATAGAGACCATCCTTTCCGATATATTCGTCATCACCATGCTCATCGTGCCAATCCCTTTTCGCTGGTTCCTTGACAGAATCACAAGGCTTGAACGGGTTCTCGCTAACGTACATACCGAAGTCGGCGATGGAGTCCTTCACCTCGTTCCCATCGCCTTCCTTCTGCATGTATATCCTGAAATAATCTTTCATACCTAAATCAACTATTTATAAATGCAAATATACAAAATATTGCATAAATTTGCAAGTAATACACGTATAAATATGCGTTAATTGAACTTAAAATCGTGTCTATCCCTGATATTGACTGTTCCGGTAGCTTTCACGACTGTTCCTCCGTATTGGTAGACGAAGCACTTTGCGGTATCTTCGCATTCAACATGAAGCTCTGCACCATCTAACAGATTGACAAACACCCTGGAGAATCCCTTAACCTTCAGGTAAAGTGAAGAGTTGTGCCTTACGTATATCTCTCCACTGTCCATCCAGTCATAGTTGATATTTGCTACACACTCTCCATTGAGGATGACAACCTTCGGATTTTGCAGGTCAACGTTCTCGTCAACATAAACACCATGATCGTGAATGACATCACCAAAGTACTTCTTCATATCTTTGGTCGAAGGCCAGTTCTTCCCGATACAGAAGTCGATACCCTTAACAAACTTCTCGACCATCTCATGCTTGGATGAGTTGTCGTGCCACTCGGCGGTCCACTGAGCGCAAAGACCCAGTGAAACTGCCTCGTTTTTCATTCTGTCTGATAAATTTCTTTTTTCAAACATAATTATTTCATTTTTAAAGATTTCGTACCATTGATAACTCTGTTGAAGTTATCGTTATACTCAATGAAAATTTTCTCGATTCTCTCTGCTGCATCTGCATTGCGCAAGGTATTCCGAGCAATAAGGTTGAGCTGCGTGAGCTGAGATTTTGAAATCTCGCTCATCTCAGGAAGGAACTTGCCCTGCATTTCCCTAATTACAGAGACATCAAGTCTAATCGCGTTAAGATAGGATGCAAAAAGATCACCTGTCTCCTCGGTAATGCCTTTTATCGAGTTGGTCAAAGAGGAACTTCCGTTTTCTCTCAAATCAAGTCCCTTTTCCTTTAGAGCATCGAAGATACCGGTTAACTGAGGAACTACATTTTCGCCTACTTGGTAGAGCTTGTCCGCAAAATCGTCCATGTCGGTCTCATCAAGTTTACCCTTTTCATCAAGGATACCTGTAAGCCATTCGAGAGGTTTTTCAAGTGCCTTCTCCATGATTTTCTGAGATACAATATTCTTCGTAACTTCGCGAACCATTTCCTTGACCTTATTCTTGTAAGCCTCAACCGCATCTTCCCCCTTAGTCCATGCGCTCACAACAGTATCAGTCAGTTGATTTCCCCAGCTCTTCATATCGATAGAGTAAACGTCTTTAAGGAAGTCCTGTGCGAACGTCTTAATCTGCAACTGCATCTCCTTGATTTGCTGGTCGTAGTCAGCAATCTTATCCTTGTCCGTCTTTTTCTTATCCTCCTCAGCTTGTCTCTGCTTTCTCAACTCGTCTTCCTGAGCGTGAAGTAGGGCGAGCTGATCTGCGTATGCGGAAGGATTCGTCTCTGTCTTCATTACAGCGTCATAAGTCTCCTTGCTGTAGTGACTGAAGTTGTGACCTCCAAAGAAATTCTTTCCAATATCGGTCTTAGAAAAAGCATCCCAAGCCTTATAGTCATTCTTGACATCGTTGAGCTTTTTATTCGCATCGGAAGACCTATTGTAAGAATAGATTCCACCGAGTGTCTTTTCAATAACGGAACTGATATTGCTAGATAGGTTCTTCAATTCATTCAGCTGTCTCTCTGCAAGCTTTATCTGTCTGTCGAGCTTGGCATCGTGAGCCTTAGCAAAGGCTTTGATAGGAGAGGTAAATATGCCCGTGACACCTGCAAGGATTCCACCAACGTTGCCGGACTCTGCGCTTGTTACCACCTTTGACAGCGAACTTGACATGCCGGAGAATGTCTCGAAGAACGCAGAAGCGTCCTGCCATCCATCAGACTCTGTGTCAGCTCCGAGAAGGGAAGCAGTCTCTTTGATGTCATTGAATGCTTCACTCAGTCCCTGGACATTCTGGTCGATAATACTTACTACGTTAGCAAACTTATCAAGAGACTCCTTTGCTTTTGTTCCATCCTTAAACAGAATCTCAGCAGCTTTCATCATAGCCTTTCCGCTGGCAATCATGCTGTCACCACGCTTGATGAAGTTTTCGTCTCCCATTTTGAGACCAAGTTCACGAACCTTCTTTCCTTCAGCAATTTTACTTGCTGCGATGGTCATCTGCTCGCTGGCATCAGAAATCTTCTGCTCAGCCATTCCCTTCAGGCCACCATTGAGGAAAGTCTTCTTTGGACTCGTCAGCTTCGATAACTGCTCATCAAGCTGCTTGATTTCCTTGGCGTACTCTCTAGCATCAATGGCTCCGCTTTGTAGAGCCTCATTGATATTCTGCCTGATTCTTGCTCCGATAGTCTGAGCCTTATCCATACCGAGAGACACGATGGCTCCGTAGAAGTTGAGATAATCAGAAGAGTTCTTGAACTTGTCAAGTTTAACCTGACCAATCTCCTTGTCTCTCTGAATCTCATATCTCGCCTTGATGCCAGGATCATTCGTCTTGCTGATAAGCTCGTTGTATCTCTCCCTTATCTTCAAGATTTTATCCTCATAATCTTCTGTCTTCTCAATGATGTCGGCGGCATCTTGCAAAGACTTTACATAATTACCACGGAGGAGTTCTGTAATTTTTTTCCACTCTTCGTACTGATTTGGTAGCTTAAGCTTTTCCTTAGCTTCTCCGTCAGTCATGCTGAGAGAATCCTGAAGATTGAATATCTCATGGTAGTGAGCGTAATACTCGTCCATAAGAGATTGAGTCTTGTCATCCATCTGGAAAGCGTCAATCCATGCGGACTCAGCAAAGAACTTGCTGCCTGTCTTTTCGAGAAGGCTCTTGTACAAATCCCAACGTTCTGACAGCTTGTTCATGGACTCATTGAAGTCAGCTGCCTTTCTCTCGTACTCCTTCTTGTCCTTCTCGTCGAAGAGCCACTCTGCAACCTCACGATAGATTGAAGTCTGGAACTTCTTTCTCTCGGTGGTGTTTATACTGAATCCTCCAAGGAGAGAATGGACAGCCTTCTGATAGTCGTCAAGATTAAGACCGGTAACCTCTGGGAAGAGATTGTAAGTCTTCTTCTTTGCCTCTTCATCAGACATTATGCTCTTGTACTTCTGGTACATCTGCCTTGCAGACTTAAGACTGCTTAGACGCTCCTGTAAACGCTTGAGCTCTATATCTTCTTTGCGACCTGAATTCCCGTTTCTTCCTTTCGGAACCTTATTGGACTTTTTGTCTTGCGGATAGAATTTATAGCCGAGACCTTCCCATGCCGCCTGATTCAAGCTATTGTAGCTTTCCCAAGCCTCATCTCGAAGTGCCTTAGATATCTTGCCGCGTTTAAACTTGTTCTCGCGGTTCTTATACTCGTTGTACCTGTTCTGCAACTCTGTTTGCAGGTTATTATCCGTATTGTAGTCGGAAGTTTCGTCAAGATAAGAATCGAGCATAGTCGCCTGTGTTTCTACCCTCGCTTTACTCTTTCCTGTCTTGGATAAATTTCTGCGGACTCTTTGCTGCATAGGCGTCTTTGGTTTCTCGACCTTGCCGCCACCTGCTTTCTTTGGCTGTTTTGCACCAGCCTCCTGATAGAAGATAGACTTCAAGTACTCACGAATCTGAGGAACATTCACCTTGCACGCATCGAGCATTCTTTCTATCATGCTCGCAAAGCGTGAAGAATTCCTGTTGCACCACTTCGAGAAATCTACACCGAACAGGTTGAATGACTTCTTAAGGAAGTTAATGATTCTAGGAATATTCTTCTTAGCGATATCATTTATCTGATCACTAACCTTGTTTGCCCTTATTCCTATTTTGTAAATGCTATTTGCAATATCATTGCTTCCGTTACTTGACTTCAAAACGAAAGAATCCCAATTTGCGCCTCCTCTTTCTGCAAGAATACGAATCTTCTCATCGAGAGACATGGCTCTTTCCTCTGGCTTCAGGAACTGATTAGCAACGCTATCCATTCTCGACTTTGTATCTTCGTCAAGTCCAGATAAAAGCGTCTGGTACTTGATAACCGCCTCGTTGAGGTCTTCGACAGCATCCTCCATCGTGTCTGCAAAAGGATTACCGGAACCCCAACCACCTGAAGCTCCAAGTGCTCCAGCAACAACATCCGAGTCGTTTGCTTCCTGCTGTGAGTTGTCACGAGCGGCAACTATTCCCTTATTGAGAATATCATACTGCTCGTTAAGATTCTTCGCCCTTGTAATCTGATCTTCTATTGTCTGTGTGTAATCTCCGCTGTTTCGAAGAAGCTCTTTCATTGAGTTTACTCGCTGTTGTAAGTCCGCGCTGTTTGCCGGCTTCTCATTTGCGAGCTCATCCTCGTAGTTTTTCTTCTTGTTGTATGCAGAATCCCTGAAACCCTTTGCATTCTCAGAAATTCTATCCATATCACTGCTGTAGCTGGAGAATGTCTGAACAGCTAGACCGATTGCAAGTCCCCACCAGCCGCCAAGCATCGTAAAGAGAGACTTAATTCCTCCACCTATCTTAGAGATACCCATATTCATTACGGCGGCAAATCGTGTTCCTCCGAGTATAATCTGCTCCTGTCTTGCTGTAATCTGCCCCATCACGGCAAGCTGTCTGATAAGTTCTTTTGTAACAAGACCTTCCTTGACAGCTTTCTGCATCTGAAGAACAGACATCTTCCCTTCAAGTGCAAGACGAGACATAGCATTCGCCCTTGAAGCGGTATCAGACAGCAAGTATGCCCTTGCCTGTACATTCTGCAACGCCTTCTGTTGAGTAATCTTACCTTCTGTGACAAGTTGCTGCTGTTCGATAGCGTAAGTCCTCAGCTGAGCATTCATCTGCTGAGTGTAGTTCTTGTTTATTGAGCCCAATCCGAGCTTACCGGAAGCCATCAGTCCAAGTTTCCTTGCAGCAAATATAGCTCCGAAAGAAAGCATAGCAGGGGATAGTTTATCAAGAGCTAATACTAAGTCTGTTACTCGGTTGATAATAAACGAGAACGTACCGCCTATGACATTCTTTCCTTCTGCAAATTTACCGAGCATAATATCCCACGCGTCGATAAGCTTATTCCAGCGGCCAAGCAGTGTTTCGGACAACACGAGCTGCATATTGTAGAACTGGCCACCCTCGTCTGTCATCTTCCACAGTACCTTCTGAACATCCTCGAAGCTTACCTGTCTTCCGGAAATCATCTTCTTGACATCTGCCTGGGTATAATTCTTGCGACCGTTCTTTCCTTCAGAATTATATAATTCCGTTATCTTCTGCAAGAGTGGGAGTCCTGCGTAAGCAAACTGGCGTAACTCCTTACCATCGAGCCAAGATCGAGCCTTAACCTGACCGAACGCAAGACCCAATCGGCCGAAGTCCACGCCAAGACCAGATGCTATATCCGCAAGTCGCTTAGTTGTATCGTACAAGTCGTTTGCCTCTACTCCGAATGCAGCCAACTGCTTGACATCTCTGTTCAGTTCTCCAAACTTGAATGGAGACTGCAACGCAAGCTGCTGTGTCTGAGCGAACAGCTCGTCAGCCTTCTGTACATCACCAAGGATGGAGCGTAACGCAACATGCTGCTGAACAATCTCACCACCGGTCTGTACGATTGAATTAAAGAATTGCTGCGCGCCAAAGACAATACCTCCCTGCAAGAAGAGAGATTTGATGTCTCCGACTATGGATTGCATCTTCTTCGCTTCAGCGTTTGCTCCGGCGAATGCTGCTGCGAGATCGTTTCGTGCCTTTGCGGCAGACTGAGCAATCTCCTGCTGACGTTTCTGTTCTAGTTCAATACCGCGCTGCGCCTCTCGATTAGCTTCTCTTTGAGCATCAGCAACTCTATTTGCAAGCTGAACCTCCCGTTGGTCGCCAACGTTTGTAATTAATCCAAGTGCTGTAGAATCTCTGCTTCCAAGCCTTTGTAATATTGACTTTAGATAATTGAATTGATTTTCAATATCTTTTATTTTAGTCTCAATCTGAGTTGTATCTACCTGTAACTTAACGGAATTTCCATACTCCTTGCGAAGCCTTACCAACACGTCATCGAGCCTTTCCATTCTTCGAGTAGAAATTTCTATCTCTCTTTGGCGTTGTCTTTCTGCCGCAGCGTCGTCACGCTTTGCTTTGGCGGCATCTCTTGTAGCCTGAGCTTCTGCTTTCCTGTTAGCTTTATCTTGTGCAGAGTTTAAATCCCTTTGTGCCTGGGTAGCATTTGCAAGGCTTGATGAAAGTCTGTTCACTTCCTCCGCATACGACGAATAGGAAGGCCTACCACCCTTACCCATAAGGGCAATATTGGCATCCTCTATTCTTCTTTTGAGCTCGGTTGCTTCCGAAAGAGCTTTTTCTAAAGCACTTGTATTTACTCCAAGCTCTAGGCCTCTCATGCCGGCGCGTTCGCCTCTACCGATTACAAGCGACATCTTAGCATAGAGCCTAGACATTCTTTCAGTATCGGCTTCTATGCGTCTGGCTTCGGCGGCAGATTGTCTCTTCCTTTCATCAGAGGCTTGCTTTTCTGCCTTTCTCTTGGCCTCCTGCAATGCCATGTAGCGCTTTGCATAATCAGACAAAGCTTTAAGTTCCGCATCATTATCCTTGGCGCTCAACTTTGAAGCTGCCGCAAACTCTCTCTCCTGCGCAATGACTTTTCCCTTCTCTCGTCCGTATGCCTGTGTTGCGGCGGCGGCTTTCGTCATTTCTACAGCAACATCGGAAAGAAGGTTCTTCATCTGCGCGGCATCGGTGAGGATAGATTTGTTTCCAGATGCCGCCTGCAATCTGGCAAGTATCTTGTCAAGCTCGGTAATACTTCCACCAAGCATGTTAGTATTGAAACCCTTCAAGGCTCCCTCTGCCATAAGGTCTCGCATCCTAGCGAGCTTTTCGGTTACTCTTGCAATGTCAGCTTCAACCTTTGCTGCTCCACCGGAAAAGGCAGAAAGAGGGTTCTCCTTTTTAAACTGATCAGTAATCTGCTTTACATCACGGAATGTCATTTGAAGAACCTTGGCATAATCCTGCAAAACCTTTGCGCTATCTACGCCGCCACCTCCGCCGCCTTGTGCTTTATTCTGCAATCTGAAAAGCTGATTATTGATATTCTCAAGCATCAGCTCGGCTTCCCTAAGTTTCGAGGTATCAACATTAGGATTCAGTGAGCGTAGCTCTGAAATCTTGCTGCGCTCTATATTGATTCTTTGAAGCATATCGAGATAGGAGAGAGCGTTTTTTACCGCCAACTGCAAATCTTTAGCTTCATCACCTTTGTCGTTTTTCTTGAGTTTGGAAATCCTTCTGTTTATCTCATTGAGAACATCTGCAAACTCTTTGGCTTTTTCTGCCTGCTCCTTAAATCCAGACTTTTTTGTCCCGAATCCCTGGAGGGCACGAAGAAGCGCGTTCGCAGCATCATCACCAGTCTTAAGCTTGTCAATGATTTTCTGCAACTCCTTGGAGGTATTATCCTTGACACCAAGTTGGAACCACAAGTCACCTAAATTTCCACCTGCCATATCCTGAATATTTTTAAATTAGAGTTTATTGTTTAAGTAATCTGCAAGACTTATCTTCTTGCCAACGATGCTTCCCTCATTCTTCTTTTTCTCCATCCACCTGTCGTAGAGGTCATCCATCTCCTTCTTGGTATGCTTCTTCGGACCGCCTTCCTTCTTGGTCTTTGGATAGACGACAAGAGGCTGGTCTGCAACCATTAGGTCAATCTGTGCTGATGAATAGCCCCACCAGTAGTCGTAGGCTGCAATGAAGTACTTGCGCTGAAAGAGGAAACCGAACTTCTCCGCTAGTGAGAAGGCTGCTCCCCAGCTGGTTCTGCTTGGATAGCTTTTGCTTCGCTCCTCGTCATCGTCATCATCACGTCCGTCATCCCGGTCGCTAATATGGTAGCCAGTGAGAATGCGTTCGATGGAATTTTTTTTTTAGAAACATCGAGGACTCTCAGCACCTCGGCCACGTCCACATCCTTGATGTAGTAGAGCCAACGCCAGTAGATCCAATACAGGAATCGAATCTTCCAGATGTTGTTGAGGAGAATGCAGACACAAATCTTGACGTTGCGCTTCCATTCGTTCTTCTCCTTTGCCCTGATATGGGAACACCTGCTCATGGTTCCCTTGCGAAGCCAACCGAGCTTGTGCTTCTTGCCACGGAACACGAACTCGGTAGGCTCGTCGTGCAGCACGCTGTCAAGCAACTCCTGCAAATCCACCGAAGGCTGCTCTATTTTCTTTTCTTCTGCCATGATTGTATGCTATTAAATGAAGAAGGGCGGCACGGCTGTTGATTAGCCTGCCGCCCAACGGTTTGTTATCCTGAATCTAATTACCTAAAGAAGCCTTTACTTGATTAACCGCCAATGCCTGGTCCACTTGCAGCTGGAGCCTTAGTAAGCCAAGCGATGCTACGCTTACCTGCACCCTCGATGGAGCCGGAGAACTTGAATGCAACTGGCTCAGTACCGGAGTTGTCCCACTGCAATGTAGCGTAGAGAGCGATGTTGGTAATAACCATGAGGTTCTCCTTCTCGTCGTCAACGATAACGATAGTGCCCTTGATCTTGAACTTCTTAGGCTCAACAGCGATACCTGTAAAGCCGGTAGTAGCGTCGAGGGTAGCGTCACCTGTACCCTTCAGAGTAACTTTGGTCAGCTCAGTGATAGCATCCTCGCCGAACATAATTGTCAGCAAGTCCTTTGCCTTTGAAGGAACAACGAACTCTACGTTGAAGTCGCCGAGCTCTGCGGTAGTTGCCCAGTCGCCTGCAAGACCGATAACCTTGTAGTGGTTGATGGTTGGGTCATCCATAGTCGCCTTCAGCGAGTCAACGGTAACCGGAAGCTCAACCTCTGGGGTGATGTCAACTGTAGCCTTGCTCAAATCGGTAATAGCTTTTGAGTAGAGCAGAGTTTTAGGACCATTGAAAATGTCCTTCATCTTGTCAATAGTTGTCATAGCCATAATCTAAAATATTTTAAATTGTTATACCTGAATACTTATTTCGTACGTAACCTTCCCTGTATGATCGTCACGGAAAAACCTGCGCCGTCGTCTGTCTGTAGCGTTATACGAGGATTGGAAACAATGAGATTTTTTGTGGAGATTGGAAATCTGTCCATAATCTCCTGGACTTTCTCGTCAACGCTAGAAACATCAAATGTGTTTGGATTTCTTGCTGAAGCTTTATCGCGTACATACAATTCGATTTGAGCTGTAGTGGTGAAATCATTGTAAACTCCACTTGAGTTCATCTCGTTATTGTAGATACTAGATGGAAAGTATACCACGATGTAGCTGTTGATTTTCGTATCAACTGCTTTTGGTCGGCTCCGGGAGTAGAGCTTGTCGCAAATCCCCTTCATTGCATTGCCGACATCGAAATATAGAGTCTTAATACTAACCATATCTTACATCGTTCTAAAGTATCTAACCAAATATTCTCTAAGAGAGGTAATCACGTCGTGGCCTCTCTTAACCTCGACAAACTTAGCGTAATCCACACCGGCAACAAGGAGCATCTGCCATGTAGCATCGTACTTTCCTTTGTTGTGCTCCCTGGAAACAAGTTCATCCCACGCCGCATTTGGACCATATTCACCACCTTCTCCGTATTCACCCTTGTAAGGTCTCCTTCCGCTGTCTTTGAAGGAGAATGAGCTGCGATAATACTTATCGAGGTTGTATCTCTCTCCGGCAGCAAGGGTTACTCGGGTTGGCTCTGGGCCTGGAGCATAATGAATCGACTGCAATGAGCCGTTGTAATATGTACCGATGGCTGTTGACTTGTACAAGTTACCGGTTACGTCATCATAGTTTCGAGACTTGTCAGCAGCCTTCATTGTCATTTCAGCCGCATGGTCCATCTTCTGCTGCATCTTTGCTACAGCCATCTGACGGATTTTCTTCTCGACCTGTAAAAACTGACCTGATAAACTTGTCATAATCTAAACCCTTGTCAAATTCCAATACACAACAGTCCTGTTATTATCCGGTTCGCAGTCCTTAACCATACCTACCTCGGTGTTGTTGCCGACAGTGGAGTAGATGGTGTCGCCGTCAAGAGGACATCTGTCAGCATCCCATTCGTCATATCTGACCGGAATCGATGCCTTCCTCTTGTTCTGGTCGACGTTCTTGTCTCCCTCTGTAGTGGTATCGGTGTAGCTGCGGCCTTCGCCATAATAGAGAATGATTTCCTTGTCCTCACCAACTGGAGCATCATCATCGGCAAACGGGTCATCAGGGTCGGCTTTTCCGACGACCTTCCTCACGATCTTGATGATGTGAGGGTATCTTGGGTTTCTGATGTTTTCCTTTTCCATACGCCTTATTTGATGATGTGAGGGAGAGGTTCTCCCCAAGGAGAATAATTCGCCCTCTTTACTCCGTGGGAGGTCACCCGGAAGGTGGATTTCTTCTTGAGCATCGAATCAGGCTCCAGCTCTGCATAGATAGCGTTAGCCTCTGCCTTCATCTCGCTCCTGTCGTTGTCCGACATATCATATCCACCTCCCGAATGAGTCCATCCGTTATCGGAATCGGAGGTGTTGTTCACCTTGCTCGGACCAAGAACAAACCATTTCAGCATGTCGGCATAGGCAAGCCTTACCTTGTCCTTGTCGCAGGCTTCGAGGTCGATGCCGTTTTCAAGTTCCCTGTCGTGCATGATGCCAAGCAGAGCCTTCATCGGCATCTCGAACTTCACCTTATTAATAAGGTAGTCGTTCACAGTGTAAATGTTCATCTCCGAATCCATAGTCATACAATCTAGTTACGTTAAGAAATTAACCCTTCTTGGTAATGTCGATAATCCAACGGTAAGGAGAATCGAGCATAGCAGGAACAGAAGCGAGGAACAAGTCTGTTTTGAACTCCTGGTAGAGACCGTTCGCGGTAATCATGTTACGCAGCAAGCCAAGCTTGTTGTTGGTCTGCGCCCAAGCCACATCAATGAGCTTGTTGCCAAGGGTGTCAAAGATACGCTTGTCAAGGATCTCCTTACGCATGAAACGCAAAGGCTTGCCAGCAGGACGAAGAACAACTGTTCCGTCTGCCCAACCACGAATCTCTGTAACTGTGCCATCGAAGCGCTTGTTGTGCTCAACCTCATCGACAATCTCGATAGGAGAAAGACCGTTGAGGTCAACAACAGACTTCAAGAACATTGCGTTGTTTGGACCGTAGTTCTGCAAAACTGCCACAAAGTTAGCGTTCGCCCAGCTCTTGTACAACTCAGCAATCTGCTTGTTCTTCAAGAATACGTTATTGTAGTCGTTCTTGGTCATCTGCCATACGAGAGGTACACTGCGGTACTCGATGTTCTCCTTGCGCCAATCCTCCTCAAACTTGCGCATCTGCTCAAGTAAGTCGCAGTTTGGATCGTTCCAGGCAAGCGTACCCGCCTTTTTGAAGTTCTCCTTTGGAACCTTTGCGTCATACAGAGGCTCCTGGATACCACGACCAATCTTGTCGTAGTCGATGAAACCTGTCGAACTCAACTGAGCTGACATGTAGGTCATAGTCATGTCGAGTGAGTCGTACAATACCTGTACCTTGTCGAGGTAAGCATCAACCAGGTCAGCGTCGTTGCCGAACTCATCCTGGAGAAGCTTCATCTTGTGGTAACGCTCTGTCGCAGTCTCACGGAAGCCGTCAGCAGCGAAGTCTGGAATTGAAGCGGTGTACCACTCAATACCCTCATGGTCGTTCTGATAGCCCTCGCCGAGAGGAGCACGGAGGTTCATCAAGGTTGCAGGGTTCAATTTACGTGTGCGAACCTTGAAGGTTGCATCACCATTGTTAGATGTAGGGGTGAGATCTGGATCAATGTCACCCTGTGTCAGATACCAGCCGTTGTTACAGCGAAGTACGCCGTCACGATTGACGAACTTCTGAAGGTAAGTGTTGTTACCCTTACCAGTGAAGAACTTCGCAAGCTGCTCGACACCAATATCAATTTTTGCCATAATCCTGAATCAATCTTTTTACGTTATACAATAGGTTAAATGTGCCAGAACTCTGGGTAGAGTGACTTGTTCATCGCCTTAACAGCAGGAGGAACAGGACCCATGCGGTCAAGCCACATAACGCAGTCTGGATTCAACATACAGAAGTTGACGTTTGTACGAGGCTTGTGATACTTGTCGCCGCCGGCATCGAAATAAGGGAAATCGTTGTCGCTCGGAGCAAAGCAGTTAGGGTTGGTTACCATTGGCAGCACGCTCGCGCCTGCCTTCTCTGCCTCCACCAGCACGTCGCCAGCGATCAATGCGCCAAGCGCCTCCGAGAGGGTCAGCTTCCATACGTCGCCTACCGATGTGTCGGTGGTTGCCTCCACGGCGGTCACGGTCACACCCTTTGCCTTTGTCTTGAAGTCCTTCTGACCGACCATGATGGTATCGCCAGGGAACGGGATGTGAACGAATCCGTTACGAACGATGTAGATGTCTGTGTCTGTAGCCGCAGTAGTAGCCTTTGCCACGCCGTAAGCCTTCAGAATCTTGATTGTAGCACCAGGACCTTCGTTGCCTGCTGTAAAGCCAAGATCGTGCTCAATCAAGTCGCCGGCATAAATCTTAGCCTGACCCTTGAATGGGTTGACGAGCTTACCACCAATAGGTGGGTGAACGAAGGCATTCTTGACAAGTGCCTCAAGACCGGCAAACACGTATCGGGTTCCGCCGACCTTACCTTCTGTCTGAACGATGGTTGCGCCGTGGCTAAGCATACCACGAGTACCCATCTGTTCCATGTAGGAAATAGAAGTGTTGTCCATAATCTTTTTACCTTTTTAAAATTGTTATCCTGAAATTACTTCTTGTCTCCACCGCCGAATCTCTTCTTTCGACGCTCGGCCACTTCTTCCATAAACTTGTCATCATCTGTGGACGTGCCTCCGCTAGACGTGCGACTGCCTTTTGCTGGAATACCGTTTTCACCGGTAGCCTCCTTGTACTCTGCGGTGTAGATTTTCTCAGCCTTAGAAACCAGGTCGTCGATGTCGACATCTTCGTCCGGAATCTCCAGCTTTGCGATTGCAGCATTGAGGAAGTAGTTCTTCATTTCAAGGTTTGCCTTGTCGAACTTATCCTTCAAACCTGCCTTTACTGACTCGATGGTTGCCTTCCTTGCAGCCTTCTTGTCTCTTTCTGCGTTAGCTTCCTTGAGGGCTTTGATTTCTTTGAGAAGCTCGTTGTATTTGTCGTCAGAATCGTCATTCTTGGCGGCCTCCTTACGCTTGCGCTCCTCTTCCTCTTCCTTCTTCTTGCGTTCAGCCTCCTCCTTGCTCTTCTTTACCTCGTCAGAGATATTCTTGTGCAAGTTGCCGTTGATACGCTTCAGACGGTTTGCTAACTTGGTAACCAACTTGGAATTTGCTTCCTCGTCATCACCGAAATCTTCCAAAACATCATCAAGTTCCTCATCGATGGTCTTTTGGCTAAGTTCTTTGAACTTGGTGGTATCAACCTCCTTGTTCACTAATGCTAAGAGTTCCTCTCTTGTCATGTTGTTTTTTGATTAAAAATGTTATCCCGAAAGTGGTCCCTCCACCTCGAAAACGTATAAATATACCTTTTATTTTGCAAATATATGAATAAATATGCAATTATCAAAGAAAAATTGTATATTTTTGCAGTATTAAATGTATATTTATGCAGAAAGATGTATTTTCAGGATTAAAATTGGATAACGGAGAGCCTATTTACACTCAAGAGTATATCCAATCATTAAGAGACGCCGACAAGAAGCATCCCGACAAGCTGAAGATTATAGCTCAGCGTGGCGGTCAGGAACGCATGCTGTCTATAGACGCTGATATTAAGATAGTTGGCGGTTCGCGAGGCGGCTCAAAATCGTTCTCTTCCCTAATGGAAGTTCTGAAGGATATTAAAAATCCAGATTTTCATGCAACAATTCTTCGTAACGAAAAAGACGACTTACAGTCCTTAGTGACAGACTCTTATAAATTGTTCTCCCAATTTGGAACTTACAATAAGTCACAAAATGATATGACCTGGAACTTCGATAACGGAGGATGGCTCAAATTCTCGTACTATGCTGGAGCCTATCAGGACTTCAAGACACGATTCCAGGGTCGCCAGTATGCCTACGTCTGCATCGATGAGGGTACTCAGTGCCCATACAAGAAGTTCAAGTACCTCTTGACCAACAACCGAAATGCAGCGCATATCCGAAACCGCTTCTGGATTACCTGTAACCCAGACCCGGAATCTTGGGTGAGAAAGTTCATTGACTGGTGGGTTGACGAGAACGGCTACATCATACCGGAACGGGACGGAGTTATACGATACTGTTTCATGGACGGAGATACGCCTGACTCAATCTACTGGGGTAACACGAGAGAAGAGGTGTACGAGCAGTGCAAGGGCATTATTGATAGCCTTTGGAAGGACAGCTATGAGGAACTTGGTTATACAAAGCTCGAAATGTTCATCAAGTCGGCAACATTCGTTCGCGCTGACGTATCAGAGAACATTAAGCTTATCTCTACCGATGCCTCATATCTCGCCAACCTTGCCCAACAGGACGAGGAACAGCGTATGCGAGACCTTGAAGCCAACTGGAACTGGAAGGCCGCCGGTGATGACATGATCAAGATGGAAGACCTTGATGAAATCTACGACAATGCAGAACAGATAGGAGATGGAAAACGCAGAGCTTCTGCCGATATTGCTTTCACCGGCGGAGATAACTTCGTAATGTGGCTTTGGGAAGGATGGCATTGTAAAGACTTGGTTGTGCTGAGGCTGGACCCTAAGACGCTCGTTTCTGTAGTTGAGGCCAAGCTGAGAGAGTGGGGGGTCGAGGAATGTAACTTCACTTACGATATGCAGGGAATCGGTCAGTACTTCAAGGGATTCTTCAAGGATGCCGTCCCATTCAACAACCAGGCAGCACCTATCGCTAGGAATCATCAGGAAGAAGAAGGAATCAAATATCTCTATAAAGATTTGAAGTCTCAGTGTGCTTGGTTATTCTATAAGATGATAAAGGAGAAGCAGATTTCCATCGACTCGGCCCTGCTTGAAAGAAAGTATTCAGGAAACGGATTTGACAAGGTTCCTCTCAGACAGATTCTTCAGAAGGAGCGTAAGATGCTCAGACGTGACGAGAATAGCGATGATAGGGGATTCAAGCTATTACCTAAGAAGATTGCCAAGAAATATGTCGGGCACTCGCCTGACTTCTTTGAATCTTGGTTCTACGTAATGATATTCAGTTTAACAAAAAAGAAAAATAAAAAGGTAAAAGGATTATGGATGCTATCAAGGTAACAAATTTCAGAAAGATTCTCGTAAAGAAGCCTTTCTTTGAACTCACGCCAAAGGGGTACATGAACCACGATGGCTATTGCAGGAACGAGGTGTCCGATAATGAAGACCCTCAGATGCCGCAAGATACATTGTACAGAGTGATTAAGACTCAGAAGGACTTCCTTCGTGAGTTCTATCCTACGTCCCACAAAATCTTCGACAAGGATCTCTACCCTGACATCTGGAGAAAGAACCCGGAAGACGGGAAATGGTATGTCCAGGAGATTCAAAGAACGGCATTTGCTTTCCAGCAAGTTATTCATACGAAGCATGTTCTCCACATGACAGGTAACGATATTCAGTTTGAGCTTGCCGGTGATCCTGAGATGAAGAAACAGGAAGAGTATATTAATCTCCTTGCCAAGTTCAAGAAGGGATGGTATATGCACGATATGGAGATTCGTCACTATGAGGCTGTAAGTTCGTACATGAAGGTTGCTGAGGCTGCTGTAGTCGGATTCTTCGATAAAAACAAGAAATTCGGTACTCGCACATTGGCTTTCGATAGAGGAGACACATTGTATCCTCAGTTCGACCCTCTTACTGGCGAACTCGTTGTGTTTGCTCGCAAGTATTACGACTTCGATGAGGAAGGCAATGAAAAGATTGAATGGGTAGAGGTGTGGGATGACAAGACGTTCTACCGCTTCAAGAAGCAAGTTAACGAAGGTAAGGTCAAGGAGACTATCAAGAGAATTGCCAAGATATTCGGAATCGACGACTATACTTGCGTTGAAGAGAAAGCTCACGGCTTCCCATTTATCCCTGTTGCATACGTAAGAAACGATGACGGTCCATGCTGGTCTGTTGTACAGAAGAACATCGAGGACTACGAGGAAGCTTTCTCTTATCTCTGCGAGAACAACAAGGCTTACGCCTTCCCTATAATGAAGCTGAAGGGCGATGGTGACGACATTACCGTTGTTGGAGATACAGACGGATCGGCTAAGATGATTCAGATTACCGATACGAATGGTGATGCAGACTTCATTAACGGAACAGACGCTTCCGATGCATTTGCGACACAGCTCAACAAGTCGTATGACCTCATCTATGAGCTTTCGTTCACTGTAAAGCCACCGGAGCTGAAGTCGGGTGACCTTCCGGGCGTTGCTATCAAGCTGCTCTATTCTCCTGCCATCGAGGTTGCAGAGAACGATGCTAAGAAGATGCATCCGTTCCTGGATCAACTTGTTCGTATCTCAAAGTATGGTATCGGAGTTGAAGAAAACTGCATGGCCACTATGACCGGTCTTCCTATTCACGCTTGGGTGGAAATCTATGTGCATCAGAACAAATCTGAGATTATCACAAACTTGGCAACGGCTGTTCAAAACGGCTTCCTCTCAAAGCAGACTGCATCTGAGCGTTGCCCAGACTTCCCAGTTAACGATGAATACGACCGTATCATGCGCGAGAAGAAGGAAGAGGATCAGCAGGACCTCCTCATGGATATTCAGCGTGCGGATAACGAAACTCAAAATGCAATCGAGGAGCAGAAAGCTACTGCGAATATTCAGAATGGAGGTAGTGGAAACGTACGTACGGGTCGCGGAGCTGGACGCCCAAATAAGTCAGGAACCAAATGGGACGAGAATCGGAACGCCCCGAATGAGAACAACTGGCAGCACTACAACCAAACCCATTAATAGCCTATGGATGAATTAAAACGTTCTGTCGATTACAGCAGGAAGCGCTTGCAGGCAATCCGAAACTGCGAGGACCATGTTGCAGATATTCTCTGGAAATCGACACAGAAAATAATTGCCGCAAGTAAGCGATACAGAGGTGCGGGCAGGCTCACAAACGAGTCAGCCCTGCTCTCTTACGCCAAGAATGTTACTGCTGATGCAGAGGAGAGTATCAACAGTTACATCTCTGCTTACTCCAAGGTTTCATGCAAGATTCTCGGGATTGACAACGAGAACATAGAATCGTTTCTCGTCAGCGACATCTACGGAAAGACGACATCCGAAAGAAACGCCGTCTATCTCGGAAACTTTGCTGAAGATATTGTAAGGATGATCAAGGCAGGAACCTTGATGGGATATTCAGACCAGCAGCTCCTGTCTTCCATCCGCACAGGCTATAAAGACCCATATCACACATCAGTCATCACCAAGGCGAAGAGAAAGGACATAAATATCGATGTTCCTTCTTACGGAAAGGGATACTACAAGAACGCCTATCAGAACATTGTAAGAAACGCCTCTCAGGTGATTGCTTTGGCGTGGGGACAGGCAGAGCAGGAGTATGGGCAGGAGAACAAGGCTATCGGGTTCTACGTCAAGAGAGGAAGTAGTTATCCATGCGAAATCTGCCAAAATGAAGCCGATGCTGGCATCCATTCTTTCAAAGATCCATATCCTCCATTTCACGTTTCGTGTTGTTGCTACACAGTATTTGCATTCAAGGATAATAAAAAGAAATAAGATTATGATTGAAGAAACAAAAGGATACACGTTATCCGTCGATACATACAAGAAAGCGAAGGCTCTCAAGATGAAAGACCCTCGCTATTACATCTACGCCAGTCTCCGTGGTTCAGGTATGTCTGTTCGTGACAGCTGGGCCATCGCATTCCAAGGAGAAGGAATAGGTGTGTGGGAGAAATCATTCCTCGAAAACGAGATGAACAAGCTAGAAGCCCAAGAGTCCGTCCAGAAGAGAATAGCAGAGGTTCAGGGCAAGAAAACGAAGAACGAGAACGCCGATGAACTCACCCAGGAGGAACTTATTAAGGCTACCTCGAAGGAAGAGATTCTGAGAAACCTCGTTATCGCTCAGCGCAAGCAGAAGTTTGGCTCTCCAGAGTGGCAAAAGACAACTGCCATGATAGCCGACTACTCTAAGATTAAGCAGGACGAAATTGATACAGAAAATAATGTGGTCCACTACTACATTCCTCTATCAATGCCTCGATGCTGCGAGGACTGCATTATCTTCAAAAATGGCCAGGCGACCTTTCAAAAGAAGAAGAAATAGTTAAATTCGTGTTAAAGTAACTTTGTTTTACTAGAATTTCAGCAAAACCAAGTACCTTTGCAAACAATTAATGTTCACAGATTCTTTCTGCTGAGCATAATTCAAATTATTTTGGTTAACTAAGAGGGGCAGTGTCTTCACAGATGCTGCCCCTCGCTTTTTAAAACAAATATATAAGTAGAAGAAAACTTTGAAGTCAATTAAGGATACTTCTCTCCGGTAACCAACTCAAGTATACCCTTAAGCCTATCATTAAGAAGGTCGTCGTTGAATACTGGAAGAATACCGTATGGAGGAAGTTTCTTCGTCTCTGCGGCCTCCAAAATAAACTGGAGCGCCTGTACCAGGGAAGTATGGTCTTGAACGACCTCAAGCAACTTATCGCTCATCCTTGCCTCCTTTCTTCTTAATCTGCTCTGCCATTTCAAGAATAGTCTCGGCGTGCTTATCTCGGTCGATGACCTCCTGAACTGCCTCATCGCTTTCTTTGCGAAGCTGCTCTTCAGTCTTACCCTCGTCGGCAGCAGCGTTTCTTCTTGCAGCCTCACGAGCAAGGTATTCGTCACGAAGCTTCAACTTACCTGCCGTGTATTCTGCATCGCCAGGCAACGATGTATCAGCATACATAAGCTGGGCAAATGCCTCGATGATGTTTCCATTATCCTTGGAGAACTCATAATGGTCTCCTACAGCCACAGGAACACATTCATCGAGCGCAGCGTACATTGATGTACCGATAGAGTATTCAATACCCCATGTACCGGCAATGTCAGCAATCTTGATGAAAGGCAGAGAGCCTCTCTGTAAATGCTTCTTGATATCAGCAGGAATATCCTCTCTGAGTGAAGCAACTTCTTTCTTAGACAAGCTCTTGCTGAACTTCAGCACGGTGAAGTGTCTTGTCTTAATAGTCTTTCCAAATGGTAATGCCATGATAACAATATTTTAGAGTTCAACTTTTATTTCCTTATACTCGAAATCTGCGCAAGATGGATTCTCCTCAGAAGTAAACCTAATCTCATTAGGGTGGTTACAAGCTCCATTCTTGAAGAAGAAGCAATCCTTGCAAGTGTAATCAGTCTGTTCCATGTTCCTTACGTTTTTGATATTCCATCAATGTCAAGATACAATAGTTAGCGCAGTCAAGAAGAGCATCTTCCAATGGTTCATTAGCAACTTGCGCCTCATTGTCCTTCAGCGTCTTGATGCGATTTACCTTCTCTCGTATCTTTCCGTAGCCGTAGTTGATACCAAGCTCATCATACATTTCGGAAAAAGCATTCCCATAATCGTGATTCTTGCGCTTGTAGGTATCGCTCATCTTGTCGGTGATATCCTTGAAGCGGTCAGCATCGGTTCTTTCGTTTTGTTTCCCCTTAAGCGGCAACTTGCTCCAATCAAGATTATCGCCGATGATACAATCCTTCCATTCATCCATCAGCTTTTCTGCATATTCGGGATATAAACCATTCTTCTGCAAAATATCTAAATCTACGCGTACATTAGTAATGTCGCGAACGCCACAATAAACACAGTCATTTTTAACAGACTTTACACAAAAAACATCTGTAGGTTCAATCAGTGACATGCAGCATCCTTTCCTTGTATTGACATAATAGAAAAATCCTCCTCTGGTGCGTTCTATACTCTCGCACGGAAGTAAAAACTCCAGCCCTACCTTAATATCTTCTTTCTTAATCATAAGCTATTCCTCCTTATCTTTTAGTTCAACGAAATCACCAATGCCCAAACGAGCATTGTTGATGCAAGACGCAATCCAACCCCCATCAGGTAGGCAGAAGGCTCGCCGCCGTGTTCCAAGTCAGTATATTCCTCGATGGCATCGCAGACGTGAGAAGCTTCATGGCAGCAATAGTTCATCGACATAACCTTCCGACACGGAAACGATACAAGAACGCCGCGCCTTCTGTCGCTCTTTCTGACAGCATCGGAATACGTAACGCCGCCGTAATCAATATCGGGAGCCTTACATTTGTCAAAGCAGGAATCTATCAGCTCTTTCAGGTCTTTACCGATGTGTACCCAAAGTTTCAAAGGGTAGATTCCGTTTCCATATTCGTAATATCCTTTCTTCTTCATACCTCATCGTTTTTATGTTTCTCCCACCCTGCTTTTGAAAAGGCATACCAAGTATCACAAATGTCTAGAGCAAGAACGTCTCCTTGATTAATACATAAATCGCTTTTAATACCTTCAACATGAACATACATCACTGCTAAAGCATCATAAGGATTACTACGACCTTCTATAAACGGATTTTTAAAGAACTTGGTCTTGTATACACTAGTAACAATAGGCACTTGAAGAACATCTGAAATATTCTCTGTGCTAATCTCTATCGACTTCTTAAACTTCTTCATATTCTCAAATATTTATTTTGGATACAATCTCGATGGCAGACAATAATGTCTTCTCGCTGATACCTTTTCCACTACCAACACCATCTTTCTCTATCTTTTCAATGGAACTCTTTATAGAGCATACTGCTTATAGAGCATACTGCATCATTTATGCTATCTGCACTACTCATCGTATTTTCGATAGCTGATTGCAGCTCATCGAAACGCTTGTCTATATAATCCTTCAATCTTTCTTCGTGCTCTATAACGTTTATAGAGTTTGCGATTTTTGCATGCGTCCAGTTTTCTTCTACACATGCATAATAATCGCCTTTTGTATCATCATGAATCTTGGAAGACACAACTCTTAGACACACGAAATCGTCTCCATCCATTACAGCATACACACCCTCTCCTGATGGGTATAGTTCGGCTTTCGCCTTATTATCCCTACTTTCTCCTTGTATGTATGCGACCTTTCCTAAAACGTTAACTCTAATTTCCATATCTCAACTATTTATTATGTAACCTACCAATATGCCACTTTGAGCAAACCTTGCATAAGTAAGGATGCCAGCCAAGTGCCTTCAACCTCGGAATCTGATTCAGAAACTCCCAAGCATCATCCTCAGTCTCGTATGCGACCTTTGCCTTCCATGAATGAACCTTCCTGGTCCAATGTTCAGGATCAGGCTTGAACGGCGGAACTTTATTAGGATTGTGATGTCTTCCCATAATTAAAAAGCTGTATATCTCGTTCTACGTATATCTTCTAGCCTCTCACGGGCCGAAAGCCGTCTTTCAAGCGAAGAATCGAACTTTTTGGCTATCTGCTCGAATTTGAAAATCATTAGGTCATCCTCAGAAACCTTCCACATCTTCTTCAGCCACTCGTTATTGAGGCGCTCTGTGGTTTTCCTGATTCTGTCGCCGTAGAGGATTTCGAGCAGCAGCTTGTCAAAACCACCTTCCGGCTCAAAGCTCACGTCAAGCGTGATGCTGTGATTCTTGTATCGGCAAGACGACATCTTGATACCGGACTCGAACGCTTTGTCCACAACATTATGAATAGATCCGCGAATTCTGTCGCCATCTATAAAGGCATCGGATATACAAAACATAAGTTCTTCTCCCATAAGCTACAAACATTTAAATGAAACACTGTTCAACGTTCTGTTCACCGCGGCCTCCCTCTCGTTACACATGGTCCTCATGCACTCCAGGGCATCCTCGCGGACAGCAGTCATGATCTCCTGCATCGAAGCGGTGGCCGGAACAATATTCCCGTCAGCCTTCTTCTTCTTCTTCGTGATACGGGATATAATCTCCTTGATATATTCCTTGTCTATCATAGAAATCTGTTTTATAACCGTTAATCATCAGGCTGAATGAAGCTCTCTGGCTGCTTGACGTCCTCCTCACCACGCAATTTATTCTTCACGTCGTTGATGAGAAGCTCCTGCTTCAGGTCAATCATCTGCGCGCCGTACACCTGATAGGTCATTCCGCCCTGTGACCTCTTCTTGAAGAAGCCGTACTTGTCGCTCATATCACGCCCGAACTTCTGAATCGTAGGGATATCCTTCTCCTCGACATCGTTGGCCTTGCAGAACTCGACGAACCTTTCGTACATCTCCTTGGCAAGCATGCATTCCGAAATCTCACCCCTCGCCTCTTGGCTACACCTCATATCATACGCCCTTATCCAGGCATAGATAGGATTGCTTCCTAGAAGAGAGATAAGCAGCTGTCTCCTGCTGCCCTCAGCTGCCGGGAACCTGTACTTCCTGCTCCTCAGCTCCATCGCGCCACGGAATATCCAGTTGAACACTCCGCTCAGTTCCTCACGGATGACCTTGCTCGCCAGCTCCGGATCCTGCCTCTCCTTAGGGATGGTCACATCGAAGCTCACGTACTGCAAGCGTCTGATGAATCCGAGCGACGCATCGTCAGGGAACGGAAGCTCGTTGAGGTTGAAGATGAGGTAGGGGATTGAGTTCCCCTCAAGGATATCCCTGCCGAGCTTTCTCATCGGGACAGGCTCGCCGCTCACGAGTCTCTTAAACATACCAGTGTTCTTCCTTCCGAACTTCTTCGGGTCGGAATCGGAAGACCAGTTGAAGATGGCGTTTCTTATTGGATACCTTCCCCTCATTCCCTCGTCGCCGTCAGCAGTGAGGTCAGCGTAGTCCATCTTGCTTATCCTGTCCTTGCCGAATATGTTGCAGGCAACGTCGAAGATGACGCTCTTTCCGTTGGCTCCCGTACCTATAAGGAGAAGGCAGAGTTCAATCTTCGATGACTCCTTCCCCTCGTACGGATTGTATGCAGTACCTCTCTGTATGAGACCGAGACCGAGGAACATCTGGAGGATCATCCTCGACGTCCTGTCCGGAAGGACCTCCTTGATGAAGTTCATCCACCTGTCACACTTCGCCTTCGGATTGTAGTCGTATGGGTGGTAGTATGTGACATGGTACTCGGGAGAGAACGGCATCACGTTCGGATACTTCAGACCGCTGCCGAAGTCAACCACTCCGTTGGCGAATGCAACGATGTCGAAGGTAGGTCTCAGTATGTTGTAGCACTCTATCACCTCCATGAATGACTTGTTCATCACCGTACTGATGCCGAGCATCGGAGCCATGGCCAGGTCGAGGAGCAGAAGCTGGTAAGCCTGTTCCAAAACTATCTTCGGAACAGCTTCGTATATCTTGCCGTTGAACATGTAGTAAGCACCGTTGTAGTACTTCACCGGAGCCTTCTTCGCCAGACGTCTCATTGACCTGATGAAAGTAGACTTCAGCTTGTTGTACTTATCAGAGTTTGCCTTACCCCAGTCCTGGCAACGGAGCGCTTCGAAGCCGTACTCGTCATGCCTCAAAAGGTCTAGCAACTGAGCGTGCAATGTGTCTATAGCAATACCATTTTCCATTTATGTACAATAATAATATTAATTTTCCGTTATTGTGTAGGATAAACCCCGATAAATAGGGGCTTTCTGAAGGATAACACGTGTCAGGTCGTCCTTATAACATGTCGTCTATAAAATATCGACAATACAAAGATACAGATAATATCCTGAATATCCGGTAAAACCCTAGTAAATAAAGGGTATAAATATACATTTTAGGTATACATTAAATGAAGGATAGGTATACATTTATGGTTTGGTCTGCAAAGTAAGAGTTTATGCTATCAAATGTTAATAAATAACGGATGAATGAATATGCATAATTATCCTTTATGGTGGAAAGTAATTAAACTTTACAAAAAGACTAAAAATTCGGAAGAAAAAATTTTTAGATGAGGTGACTACCGCGCTGATTTAGTGCTATTTAGGGGGTGTGGGGGTGTTTCTTCTGAAATTATTACACTTTGTGTCGGTTTATATAGTGTAAACCATCGTGAAACAATATTTTTGTAATTATTTTAAATTGTCGGTTTATATTTATAAAAAATTTATGTAACCACTTAATAATCAATACTTTATAATTTTGTTTATATTCGTTTTCTTGCATAATTATACATTATCAATAAAGTGTGAAACATCAAAACTTATTACAATATACTTGACCAAAATATATTTACCATATTTATACATGCATAAATATTCATGTTTAACTTATTAAATACATTTTAACGAAATTGGTAAAAGCTTATTACATGAGTAGTTAAAAACCTTAACATAATCTGCCATTTTGACGGGTGTAACTACCTGAAAATCAATTAGTTAGCAATTTGTAAAGATTAATGTTTATTAAGTTAATTATTTAACAATTACTGCCACTATACCTTTATAACTAATTGATTATTAGATAGTTACAAGTCTGCCACGTTGTCGAAAACGTTAAATTATTCAAACCTTAACAACTACTGACAAACGCTGTAATTATTACAAACAGCTAACTATCTATAAATCAAGTACTTACAATAGGTTAAATGCATAAACACTCAATTTTTTACTGGTTGTTTGGTATGCAGTTTGCAGTTATGTAGATAACAAGCGATATTGCTTGTTATTCATTTAGACGATTTAGATATGAACGATTTAGAGTTAAAAGGTGCTCAAGGTTACGAACATACTAGTACAAAGGTAGCTAGTTATGTAAGCGAGTGCAAAGGTAGCGCAGTTTTAGCGCAGAGTTTAGAGGTACTTAATAGCTACAGAAAGAAACTATTAAGCGAGTGCAAAGATAGCGAAGTAGTAAGCGCAAAGAAAGAACTAGAGAAAGCACGTATTAAGTACAACAAGCTAGCAACAAATTACGTGCTTTCAGATGAAAGCTATTGCAATTTGCAGACTGAGTGCGTTCGTTCTGCTGTTAGCGAGTTTTCCCGCAAACATAAACTACCTAATTTCTTTGCGTGGTTTGATAACAACGGCAAAGACAAACAAACTACTATTATCGACAGTTTGCAGCGTTTAGGTAGTAAGTTGTGCTCTTTGCATCAAGCCTTTGCAAGTGGTGCAAAGGTAGCAAAGAAGAAGAGTGAAAGCATAACAGACCTGCAAAAACAGATAGCAGAATTGCAAGCGAAGTTAGCAGCAGCGCAAAAGTAACACAAAACAAGGTAGCTAGAGAAATCTAGCTATCTAGTTTTTCCTACTGGCTATTTGATAGGTAGCCAGTGGGAAATTTTACTCCAGGTTTTTCAACTTGGAGCGGGTCGCCGTGTCCTTATTTTTCCCACACAATTTGGTAAACCTTGTCGTGGTGTGTGGGCTTAACTCAGAGAGAGAATTTATTCTCCCTCAGGGGACTAATTGCCAAAATTCAAGAGAAGTATCTCAGTAAATCGAGAGTGCGAGAGGCACACCGAGATGGGAGAGAGTAACGTGTTACTCAGAGACATCCATCCGAGAGATACGCAAAAATTCCTGGCGTGAGCGTCGAATGAGATGAGACGGCACGACGGCTAGGGGATTTGTATCATCTAGCGAGATGAGAGTTTATAGAAAGAAATCATAATTCATATTCTATTCGGTGTTGTGAGCCGTTCGGGAGTGGTTACCCGAGAAATCCCAGTGTGTGCAATCACGATTGCAGCGTTCAAGGTACACACTATCCACGCTGACTGAAATCGGTTGCTTGTCATCCGTGCGAGATTTATCTCCTCAGAAATAAACAAGTTGCTGGCAGAAGCATAAAATCTGTAGGGTGTGAGCCACGTAGTTAAGACAATAATGATAAAACGTGGTGCAAAGATGCACATCCTGGCTAACGGGGCGGTGAGAGATCACCGCTCTACAATTATGAACCATTTAAAAATTAGAATTATGAAAGAAGTACATTACATTTGGATAGATTTTGAGAGTTCAACGGGTTCGTCTAAATCGATACTTTTACGTAACGGTTGTTTTTCTCTCGATGGTGCAAAGAAATTCATAAAATCTTTGCGCCCAAAAACTCTGTATGAGAATAGACCAACTTTCTTGAAGGACTGTGTAAAAATAACATTGACCGCACAGAACATTGTCTCGTCTAACACTCTCTACAGAAGAACCATTAATATTGTAGCCTAAAATCTCCCTACGTTTGTAGGGAACAATAACCAAAATTACAGAATTATGAGTACGATGAGAATTAAATGCCTCGATATGAAAGAGGTAGAGAGTATCATTGCAGATGCTCAGGAGATTTTAAGTCACGTAGAATTCGGGTCTTTGCAGAATGGTGTGCTTACATTATTCTGCGTGGCGTGAGCCTAAAATCCGTAGCTAGTACGATAATTGTCGTGTGTGGCTACGGAACAATTACCAATAAAATTAGAATTATGAAAGCAAGACAGATTATTTATTCAAGTACGATAATTGTGCTTGGATTTATTCAGAGTGTTCCTGCTCTGTTGTGTTTAGCAAGTACGAATATTGCCATTATTCTGCTTGGAATATTTTGGGGAATTCTGCTTGGAATATTCTGGAGAAGTACGATAATTGGCAGATGGTTCTTCAGGGAGCTGTGGAGATCTACACTCCGCTTGGAGAATTTCATCCTGCCTGGAGTGTGAGAGATTTGGAAAGTACGATAATTGTGCTTGGAAACATTCAGCTAAATTCTGCTTGGAGAAATCCAGGCAGTACGATAATATAACCAATCAAACAAGAGAATTATGGATAGAATATTAAAGCAAGATTTGAGCAAGAATGAGGTTATAGACCTCTTGCGTGGAATGGACGCACAGGAAGTTGAGGGAAATTTCTCTGTACGTCGTGTCCTGATCAATACACAGGCGTGTGACGTATTCGGTGGAGAACCTGAGGACTCTTATCCTCTCATCCCCGGTACGTACATGGCATTGTATTACAATAGTATTGCCGGAGACCCGTATCCGCTCTTTGAGAGAATATGTGAAAACATAATAAATGACGAGAACAAGAGCCAGACTCTCCTGAATGGCGATGGCATTATTCTGATTTTCCTGCTCAACAAGTACGAGTAGCCAAAAATGTGCTCAGGCATTTTCCTGGGCATACTATGTCAAACCATTAAACAAATTGAATTATGTTAGACAAGAAATCACAGAAGAATTTTGAGCGTGCGCTTATGCATGAGATGGAGAAGATCAAGATAGCAGCGCGCCAGTGGCATAGCAACAATACTAAGGGCTACAGAGATTATCGTAGCAAGAAAACTATCTCCAAGAGTTTCTCTGAGATTGCGGTATTGTGCATGAGCTAAATGTGCGTGACGATTGTCACGCATACTATTCACCAATATTTAAGAATTATGATAGATGAAGAATACAAGGAGAATGTAGAGTACATACTCTCTACGATTTTGCCTAAGTTGCAGGAAATCCAAAAAAAAGTATTGAAAAATCAATCAAGACTGAGCCTTGATGTTAGCGTTAGCAATAAAAACGGCGAAGGGTATATAAGTTGTTTTGCCTGTGTCATGAATGACATGGGAGAAATAACGGATACTTGTTTTCCACGTTTCATCTGCGTATGCAGCAAAGAGGAGATTGACGAGCGGCTTAACGAACTTAAAGAGTTCATCAAGAAGTACATAGCCTGAAAATTGAGGGAGTTTTATCTCCCTCTCCTATAAACCAAAAATGTAGAATTATGAGCAAATGGGTACAATTCTATCACAAGATTAATAAGTTTGACCTTGTGAACATGAGATTTACGGATGATTTCAGTATCGTGGAAATGGTTGGCATGGATTCTATTATGCCTATTGACGGTAGACTTAATCTGTCATCCATACGTGCTGAGATACAGAAGAAAATAGAGAACATGAAGAAAATCGAGAGTTTCGACCCTTGTGCGTTCTCCATCCTCACCGGTCCTACGATTCTGTGTGCTTCAGAAAGTCCGGTGTACAATCTCTGAGCCAGAACTGGGCAGTACGATAATGTGCTGCCTGCTATTAACCAAAACATATAGAATTATGGAAACAGTAAGAGTAACTGACAGACACGGAATAGAGCGCGCGTGGGATGTCGTAACAGATAAATGTGTAGGCTGTTGTTTCTTAGGCATACACAACGGGACGACGTACTGCTGTCCTAGCCATATCTCGTGTGACAACAAGTAGCCAAATCTGCGGGGCACGTCCTGTGTCCTGCTTCTATTATTAACCAATAAAATTCAGAATTATGACAGACGGAGACAGAAAGTTTCTTGCCAGGCTCGTCGCGAGTCACAAGGCAGTTATCAGCGAGGAGTGCAGACGCAAGAACCTCGACAAGAGCGAGTATTTCAGACGCGTAGCGCGTGCAGACAAGAAAGCTCAGGAGATTGAACAATCGTGCATGCGACCTCGCAAGTTCTAGCCAAACATTCTGTGCAGTCTATCTGCACAGAAACCATGTTAAACCATAAAAATGTAGAATTATGAAGAAAATTGTTAATACATTTACGAAGATTTTCGTACGAGACGGAAAGCGTCACAGAATTGTCGCTGTCGCTTCTTTAGGTGATGAGTGCAGAAATAACATCTGCACTTTCTCTATTACAGGTCAGATAGATATTTTCTGTTTCGGTTCATGGCACTGCAAAACCTGCGGTTGCATTACAGACGAGATATGCAAATTCTTTCCAGAATTGAAACCATTTGTAAATCTTCACATGTGCAACTACAAGGGACAGCCATTCTATACTGTGGATAATGGTATTTACTATGTATCCCAAAGTAAGGAGATTGCTATGCGTAATCTCAGAATTACCGAGGATGAGTACGATGCCCTGCTCCCTGCTGCCGAGCTGAACGACAAGGACTATTTTGTCTATAAGTTATTCAAGCTTGGCATCGTTAAGAGATGGAAGTCTGAAGCTGATAAGTTTATTGAGTTTCTTCTTCGCCAAGGAGGTGAATGGGAGAATCCATACACTATCAGCGACGAAAGACCGACAATTAAGCTGACCGGAGGCATAAGAGCTCTTGTAGAATCCAGACTCAAGAAAGGATACTACACGAAGGAAAATATTGATAAGATATTGCAGCAAAGAAGAGCTGACGAAATCAGCAAGAAACGTCAGTCTATAATTGAAGAGTACTACAAGAAGACCGAAAAAGCTCGCAATGAGCGTGACGTGATGCTTTACATTCTTGACCACGGTCTTTCTATCGGTAACGTGATTTATTACGATTACAACAACACCGTGAAGTTCAACTGGCTCGATTACAAGGAGCAGATTACGAAAGAACAGTTCGAGAATTTTATTGGGAACTTAGATCCCAGCAAGTTGCCTGAGGGTATTAAATTCTCAATCGACATCAAGAAGTAGCCAACCAATCCTCACTCCAACGGGTGGGGATTTCTATTAACCAAATATTAGAATTATGATAACGGATTACTACACAGCCGTACACTGGCTAAAAAGTGCGTTCATCCTCTGTAACGAGATTGTAGAGAATGACGAATCAGTGATTGAAAACATCGAGTATCCAGAGATGACAGAAGAAGAAAGGAACAGAATCGAGATATTCCAGTGGTTCCTCACTAACATGAGCGAAGAGGATAAGGAATGGATGCAGAAGAATTTCCCTGATCTTATCTTCTCTTACTCAGACAAGCTTGACTTGTGGATTCTTTGCGTAGATCATTTTGGAACGATGTGGAAGGGAGTCCCAACGACTACCAACTGCGAGAATGCGGCAAAGGCTAGCCAGCTGCCGTAGCCAAACCAATCCTCACTCCCACGGGTGGGGATTTCTATTAACCAACAATTACAGAATTATGAGTGATTTAGAGAAAATCCTGAATGACGATTTGCTGAAGTGTAAAATCGTTGAGTCTGTAGAGAATCCTGTTAGGCGTGTGGATCTCATCAAGTGGACGCACGGCAATACATACTCTATTGCAGAGGTACGCAAGGATACCGGTAAGCTAGAGGTCACAGACTTGAAAGCTGCCAGTGGTCTTGAAGCATACAAGCATTTCTTCAGAAATTATGGAGACATTGCCATATGTGGCTAAACCTCCCCACATCATCGTGGGGAACAATTATGAACCATTAAACAGATGAATTATGGAAAATAATATTTGGGAATATGTTATGAACAGCAAGGGTGAGGTTATCGAGAAAGTAGCCGATTATATCGGTGTGGAAAGCTTCGCCAAGGTGATTGAGAATCTCTATCGCGAATGCCTGGAGGAATTCGATGACGCGGAAGACATGAAAGAATACATTGCCGATTTATACGGAAAGAATATCCAGTCTCTTGCGTGGGAGTTTACTCTAGAGGCAAACAAGGAGATGAAGAAATATCTCCATAAGGATTCTCAGCATATGGATGGCAATTTCGCCAATCTGTACGAGGACTACCCTAAGCACAGAACAGGTGTTTGGTGGGCATCAGACTACGATGGCGATGATTACTACGATTTGTATCCTCAGATGGTAGCCCGACTTGATGCCGCAGAGGACAGCGAACAGGCTAACGAGGATAGAGCATATCTTGAAGAGTGGTATTTCAAAGCCTTCGGTACGTACAACATCAAGTACAATTTCGGCAATTACCTTGAAGAGGTTCACTCCATGATGGAGGAAGATTACGAGGAAGCCTAACAATATCCCCTAGCATGGGGGTATTCAATGTTAAACCATTTAAATGATTAGATTATGAGTTACGAATTTGCAAAGAAGGAAATCGGTGATTACAGAATCACCATTTACCAGGATGAGGATGCTGAATCGCCTTGCTCTGCATGGGATTTGGCATGAGTTTACTTCTGGGACTATTCCGACTACGGATACAACAGAGGTCTGTCTCGTGGTTGCAGCAGCGAAGTTGACGCTAAAAATGCAGATGATGCTTTGAAAGAGCTTGTCTGCAAATATGTGTCACAAAAGAAGATCATCGACTACATCAATAGCGAAAATGTCGATAGCTTCCGTATACGTTATGACAAGAGCGAGCACATGTGGTATCTTGAGAATCTGTACAAGGGTGAGTGGTACAACCACGAAGAGTTCTGCCCGAGCGACCTGAAGAGATTCGACTATAGAGAGGAGCTTTGTGATATCCTCGAAGAGGACGATTTCACGTATCTTCTGCATGACTGCAAGGATATTGCATTCTACGAGTGGTCCTCTACTGGCTACAGTCAGGGAGATTATGTTAGCGGATATGCCTACTGCGACAAGAATCGCTTCTCCAAGTATTGTGACACTAATACAAAAAACTGGAGAAAGCGAGCCTTGGACTTATTTGAGCATGAGGTTAAGTGCATAGGTCTTTGGATGTGGGGAGATGTCAAGGGATTCGTCTTGGAGAAGAAAGTCCATTACAAGAAAGTCTTCACGGAAATAGGTCGTGAGCCGGAGGACGACTACGACTGGGAACAGATTGATTCCTGCTGGGGAGAGTACTACGAGGACTCTGACGAGCTGATTAAAGTCGCTCTCGAAGAGAATGGAATCAAACTAAAAGAAACAGCCTAACCAAGGGGAGCTTTCATGCTCCTCTTCTATGAACCAAATTACAGAGAATTATGGGAAAGATTACAATTTCGCAGAAGGGAAGTAGAACTATCTACAGAGTGAACAGAAGAATCGTGTGCTATCGTGACGGGCACAAGTATTGTGTGGGCAAGCCATCATCTGGCAGCACCCATATCGAGTTTGATGCCTTGTCCGAGAATATTGCACACGAGAGATGTATTGAGATTTGTGAGCGTAGAATCAATGCAGAGATGAAGTATCAGAATCCTGTCGCATACAACGCCCACAGAGTATTGAACGCATTAGCCTAAAAGATAGCCTTCGGGCTATCACTATTAACCAATTAAACAAAAGAGAATTATGACAAAAGAAGCTACAAAGGTATTCGATAAGTTTTTCAAGATTCATCGTGACAACGTTGCAGGTAAGACTATCTGCTTTATCTCACGTGGAGAGTGGTCCGATCCTCAGATTGCGTACAAGGGCTATCTCCTTAACTACTGGGATGTGCTAGAGCTGGCGTGTCCTGAAGATGCGCCGGATGATTACGAACCAGACGAAACAGAATGGTATGACGCTTGTGTGGATTCTCTATTCGGCTACACAGATTGCGGCTTAAAACCTGACAAGTTTGAGCCATCAGACGCTATGAGCGTGACAGGTATCATTAATATCAAGAAGCCTTAAAAACGGAGGGAGCAATCCCTCTGACATTATTAACCAAATTATTAAAGATTATGAAGAGATATTACGTATCAGTCACAGAGACTTTAAACAAGATTGTCAGCGTCGATGCCAAGAGTGAGAAAGATGCGCTTGAACAAGTACAAACAGCCTACAATGATTCTGTCATCGTTCTCGATTCCAGCAATTTTGTAAACGAAGAAATAGAGCTTGATTCTAATCAGGAGTTATATGCTGACAACGAAAAAGAGCAGGGAGGAGATGTTTATCAGCACATCGACTAGCCAAACGGGGAGAGCAATCTCCCTACCAATAACCAAAACACAAGAATTATGAATGAAGACAGAATCCTAGAGATGTTCTTCGAAAAAGCCAGATGGCAGTATGCTATCGAGAAAGGCTTATTCAAGGACATGAACAAAGCAGTAATGTATCAGCTTACAACGCCGGAGGCTCGTCTGGCTATGTATCAGAGGATCAAGAGCGGCAATTACAAGATAATGCCGCCACACACAGCGAAGATTCCGAAAGACAACGGAGATTTCCGTACGGTCTACGTGAATGAAGCTGTAGACAGAATCCTCCTGAGCATCGCCAACGACCTCTTGTTTGAGCTGATGCCAGAGATGGTGCATCCACGCTGTCAAGGAAGACAAGGATGGAAAAAAGAAGAAGACATACAAGCATACCTGCAAGGGTAATCCTTATATCCGTCTTCAAAACGAAAACATCTTCGTCGCTGACTTGGAGAGAAAGGTATACAATCCTCTCCGTGACCTTGCCAACAAGATGAGTGCTGTAGAAACCTACAAGGAACTCTACGATGCCGTTCGCAAGTTCAACAAGAACCGCAAGCATCTCGCATGGGACACCAAGCAGGCAGATGCATTCATTCATGCTTACAAGGGTTCTGGTTCCTACTACACGATGAGAAACCTCATCATGTTCCATGGAGCAAGATTCATGAAGAACGGACGAAAGATGTCAGAGGCCAATTCTCTGAAAGAGCTTGACTCTAAAGCCAAGCTCTACGATGAAGAGGGTTGGAAGATGCTCGGTGTACTCAAGCAGCTTATCAAGGACAATAATATCAGCGTCCAGGGCAAGATTCTTGAATGGAAGAAAGCCAAGAGCGAGAATAAGTAATCATCAGTAAGACGTAAGGTTCGCCGCCTAAAGAATGGTGGCCCGGCAGCAATTCACAAGAGCTTCTTCAACGAAGGATCTCCTCCAGTCACTACTGGAGGTAATCCTTCGAGCTAAAGCTCTCTAGATCGAACTATTAAAGCAAGGCGCCAGCCGGGAGCCATTCTAGCCCAAAAAAGTCGGTTACTGATTCGGTAACCGATTCAAAGTCTAACCAATAAAATTAAGAATTATGAAGGAAATTAATGTAGACACAAGAGAGTATATTAAGGCTCTTATTGACGGGAAGAATGTCGTCGAGGAATCACTTCTAGACGCCATCTTTGACGATTCGCAATATCTCACCAATAAGTTTTTTTCATTGGGATTTGTCGGAGGCGCACCTACAATGATAGAGTATCACGGAAACTACCTATCTATCAGGAAGCTTCGATCGTGGATTACATCAGAGTGGGGTAGAGAGATTGTCAAACGACTGACTGGCGAATCAAAAAATAATATATACTATTTCGAGACGAAGCAGTATCTCGACGAACGCCAGGCTGAGCCTTTAATCTATACATTCTTTCTGAGCACAGATTACCTTACTGTAAGATTTCACTACAATGTAAAAGTAGATGAAGATTAGCCAAACATGTCAGTCGTTAGCAGCGGCTGACTACTCATATCATAACTAAATTTTGTTTAAATGGTTCAAGCCGGTCTGTCGTGAGACACGCCGGTTTTTTGTTCCCCAAGTTTAACCAATTTTAAATTAGAATTATGAGTAGAAATTACTGGACATTAGGTAAGGAAGGAATGAAGACTCGTTTGTCAAAGGCACAGGCAGCTTACGAGAACGCATTAGAGAACGTCAGCGACTTGCATGTCAAGATCAGCGATGGCAACACAAAATTGGGAGCTATCCCATCCGTGTCGCTCATTCCGGTCATGGATTGCGGTAACTGTTCAATCTGCTCCAAGAGCTGCTACGACCTGCGCAATGACATGATTTACAAGGAGGTCATCAAGACGAGAGCTATCAATTCTGCAATCTACCATGAGGATCCCGAGCGATACTTCAAGGAAATTGATGGGTATCTCGACTACCGATTCCCTCGTGCATTCCGATTCCACATCGGTGGTGACATCCAGGATAAATGGTATCTTGACAAGATGTGCGAGATTGCCCGCAAGCATAAGGATACCAAGTTCCTGGCGTTCACCAAGATGTTCGATGTGTGTAACGAGTATCTCGATGAGGGCAACGTCATTCCAGAGAACATGCACATCTTATTCAGCGGATGGCTTGGTCTCAAGATGGATAACCGCCACGGATTTCCGGAGGCGCATCCTATCTTCGAGAGCGGTACATCAGCACCGGAAGGGACACGTCTGTGTACCGGAAACTGCACAGAGTGTCTGAAGGAAGACAGACTATGCTGGTCTATCGGGAAAGGTCAGGCGGTAGGATTCCTTGCACACTAGCCAAAAGCCCTCTTCGGAGGGTACAATGTTTAACCAATTAAAATTTTGTGAATTATGGCAACAGCAAGAAGAGGTACAAGAATGCTCAAAGCTTCTGACATTATGAAAAGAAAGGGAATTGTCCAGAAACAGATGGACATGGACAAGTTCAACGAGGTTGTAGAGAATTTCTTTATGACCCATGAGCCTAAGGAAACGATTCTCCTAACTCCGAAGAGATTCATCGAGATGGATAACCCGCCAGAGGGAGACTTCATTGACTATCTCGATGTCAGCGTTTGGGAGAAGAAGAGTGAGGACCCGGACGACCCGTTCGACTTCATAGACTATCAGTTCATGAAGAAGAACGGTATGCTCCGTCCTATCCTTATGGTGAACGAGCCTTTCATCGGCAATGCTGCCGGGTGGCTGAGAGATTTTTGTGGATTCACTGTGAAGAGCAGAACACGAAAGAAGAAGAAGGAATACATCGTGTCTCTGCCGGTGTAAAGCCGAACAAGGCGTGGAACAATCCGTTTCACGCTCCTAGTATTAACCAATTAAAATTAAAGATATGAATGATTTTTTGAAATTAGCAGAGAATTTAGGATGGAGTTATAATGTTGACGATACACCTAACGAAAGAGGTGAGGTTTGCGTCGAGTTAGAGAAGTATTCCCCACAAGACCAAGATTTCATCGCCACAATTTGGTTCGAGAATGGCAATAAGTCTGATTTCATGGATAAGTTGTATCAATATTATAGCGACTTCGATCCTGACGAGGAAGCCAGTAAATGGATTGGCGAGGATGGACATGGTGCTAACGGCGCGCCATACAAATTATCGGATATTTTGCAAGATATGGAGGATTGCAAGGATATGCTACTAGATTTATGGCACGAGTATTTTTACGATGAGTACCCAGAAAATCGTCCAAATGAGACCGACGAAGGGAAGCGACTCGCAGGAGAAATCGAGGAGAAATCCGGAAAGTATTACCACTCGTGCTCTCTACAGAATTATCCGAGCGGTAAGTACGGCGTTATCATTGATGGCTGTCAGAAGTTTCTATCGGACTGCAAGGAAGAGGCATTAGCCTATATGAAAGGCGTGCTTATGGGCCTTGATATCGAAAGAAAAGACTAAGCCAAACAAGCCTGCCGGGAACGGTGGGCATCAAGTTAAACCAAAATATTAAGATTATGAAGAGAAAAGTATTGAAAGACAAGATTGATGAGTTGCGTTCAACAGCAAAGATGGAACTTGCATGCACCATCCGTGAGATAATGAGAGAGCACAATGTGAGCAGAAAGGTGTTCGATTGGCCTGTACTTGCCGGCGACAACAGGGAGGTGAACATCGTAGAAGTAGGCGACAGCGATACAGCTATCCCTATCATTCATAGCCGATGCACTTCTGTAGGGTTTGAGTTTCCGGAAGCAAAAGCTATCGATGACGATATACCAGTTGACCTTCTTGCAGACATCGCTACTAGTCTGAACGACGAGCTGAACGGCTATATTGGTGTCTATGCTGCAAAGTATAAGATTGCCTACAATGATGGAATTTTCATTTCTAAGGAGAATCCTTACGTATTCCGAGCAAAATCATATAAAGATGCATTGGATGAGGCGGAAGACTACATGCGTGTGTGGAATGACCATAATGGTTCTACCCTAAGACTCGTATCAGTCGAGAAGCAGACTGCTTCGGAAGGTTAAATTAGCGTTAAAAACGGCAAAGACGATGGTTTATATTATAAACTTTTCGTATCTTTGCCACTAGTAACCAAAATATTAGAATTATGACAGAAGAAATAAGAATCAAGACAAGAGATTGGGAGAGACTTCTGAGCTACACTCAGCAGCAGAAGTACAAGACTGCCATCAAGCAGGGTTGGTTCGCCAATTATCACAGCAACGCCTGGAGGCATGACACGTTCTATGGCGCATACATCTGGAAATACCCGAAGCTTATTAAGGTTGTAAGGATGTTCGAAGAGATGCTTGGACATAAGCCATTATGGGAAGACATCACCGACGACAATCTGCGCGACCTCTTCGAGAAGATCCAGGAGAACTACGCTCCTAACTCGGCAAGAACCGTATGTGCAACCATCAAGGCTGTGATACGTGAGAATGATGCTACCAGGGAAATTCCTAGTCCTACGTTCGGCAGAATACTTAGAGCGAAGGCTGTACCGGTCCAGTCTGTATATCTCTCTGATGAGGAGATAAACAGAATCATAAAGTACAACCCTCACGGGAAAACAAAAAGATATGTTCAGAGAATGTTTATCATGGAATGTCTCTGTGGCGCACGTTACAGCGACTGCCAGAGAATGACGGAAGAGAACATAGATGATACCGGACACTTCCTCGTCTATGTTACTCAGAAAACAAAGACCGAGGTAAGGGTTCCACTTCACAAGAAGCTCCGTAAGTTCCTCGTATGCGGTACTGGTGACGAGCCTCTTCCGGGTGAGATAGGTGAAAGGACGTTCAATAGAGCACTCCGCGAAATCTGTCGTGACTGCGGAATAGATACGAATACAAAAGTGTTCAAAGCTGGAAAGGAAGAGACTGGAAAGAAGTATCGGTTCGTCTCATCCCATACCGGCAGACGCTCGTTCGCAACGAATCTCTCAAAGAAGGGAGTGCCTCTTGAGCAGATTGCCGTCATGATGGGACATACCAGTAACGGTATGCCTAATATACAGATGACACAGCGCTACATTGTCGGTAAGACCGAGATTGACAGCAATACACTGAGATTGTTCGGCGTCTATGAAGAAGACCTCGATAACGGTCTAGATGAGGATTAAGCTAAAACTGGAGGTGGTTAGCTGCCATCTCCTGCCATTGTTTAACCAATTAAAATAATGAATATGGTAGAAGATTATACAGTAGAAGAGTTGAATAAACTCATCAATGAGTGCCGGAAGAAGTACGAAAAGCTAGAAAAGGAGACCGTTATGAAGGCTCTGACTGGCGAGATTGGTACGAACTCCGCAATGGTGGAGGAGTTGGAGATACTCAACATCCACTATCACGACGAAATGGATGAGTACGATATCACTGCACCTGACCTGAATCCAGATCTTATCGAAAACTTCAAGAAGGCAGAGCGTGATGGCAAGAACGTCATCTTCGAGGCACAGGAATATCTTAAGATTCTGGGAATGTGCGAAGAGATGTTCAACCAGAAGATGTGGGTCAACGAAGATGGCCACATATGCGATGAAGAAGGTAATAGACTTTCCGCCGACAGAGAACATCGTGTTTTCGAAGTTGTTAAGTGCGGGAAATAAGATATTTCTAGTTTTTCATAGCTAGATTGTTTAAATGATTGTCCTCTCTTGCCCGTGAGGGTAGGAGGGGATTTTTTAAAACGGCCCCGATTAGCCAAAATAGGGAGCTTCGGCTCCTGCAATTATTAACAAAGCCCTATCGCATCACGGTGAAGCGAAAAGAATATGAGACAAGGTTTTTATGAGTGCATCGAGCACAATCGCAAGAATAGAAAGAAGGCTATTGATGAAATGCCTTATGCGAGCAAAGTAGTCGCTGTTGTAGGTGGCTATATGGGTTTCGAGTCTTGGGATGATTACGAAATCTGGAAAAATCAAAAATAAGCAATTACATTCAGCCCTCGCTATCACGGTCAAAGCAATCTTATGATAACAACTAATATCAAATTCAACCGGGTTGTTGCAAAGGAAAATTTCAACAACAACAGTATCGAAGAACTGAAGAACGCTATTGAGAGAGGCATCCTTAGCGAAACAGGTCTGATTGTCGCAAGTGACATGAAAAAGGCAAAAGAAATATTGAACCCCGATGGTAGTCTTGAGATACAGAAGACCGTTGCAGGAGAAGCTATTGCCTTCCTCGCTGATGAGACCGCAGTGTCGGTAAGACTTATCCAATACAACCCTCATGGTCTTTTAAAATTCGTCTACACGATAAAAGCAACGGAAATCTGATGTAAAACAACCCTTTAGCCCTCGACATCACGGTAAAGTCAGTAAAATGGAAAATTGTCTTGAAAAAGTTGTAAAAGAGAATGGCAATATAAACTTAAACGAATTAAGTTGGAAGCAGGTCGTTGCACTCCTGAACGCCTGGAATTCCAGCTTCGCAAGAAATGAGAACACATCGTTCTCGGAGATGGTGAAGCGATGCTACAAGCCTCGTACTTGGCACGAGAATGCGAATATCATCTATTTGCATCGAAATAATCAGAAAACCACCATTCTTCCTCATGCCTGTTATAACCTCGACGAAGCAGAGGAAGATATGATATTTAATTTGCTCAAAAAGCAATTAAACTGAACTCTACGGATGCAGTAGAACGAAAAAGCCCCGACCTAAGCCGGGGCTAACACAGACCATTACAGTCTGACATCTACGATAGTAGAAATTTGCTCTTTATGAGCGTTTAAATCCACAATTCCGAAGAATTGACCGTCAACGGAAGTTTATTTTTATTTCTATTCCATAAAGGTTCGATTAAAGTCTTCCGAAGACATGTGCAAAGATAGTGGATTTATTTCAGAAGACAATATTTCTTCAACAACAATTAACGAATTTAACTAATATGTACAAAGTCATAAGTACAGAATATCATTTTTATCCTCATGTCGTGCTAGAATTGCAGGATACCGCCACCAAAGAGACAAAGTGGTGGTGCTACGCTGACTTTCATGACGAGGACCTGTGCAAGGAGCTTGGGGTGAAGGACCTTACCGGTTGTACCCTTGACAAACAGCCAAGTCACGGGACCTGGATATCCAAGGAGGATATAGGGCATCTGTAATCGCAGGTTCTCATACAAATAGCCGCTTATCACTTAACAGATAGGCGGCTATTTTATTAAGATAACCACCAAAAAAGCAACGAAAATCACACTTTTTTCTTAAACTACGTTAATTGTAAATATTCTGTACTTTAATGAATGTTTCAATCTGCTGTTTTTACTTCGCTTGAAACATTTAGCTATATCAGTATCTTTAAAACGTTTGTCCTCACTTTTTACTTTAATTAGTACGGTTTATGGTGAAAACAGAACTATTGCACGGAATAGAAAATCGTAGTATCTTTGCAGTGCTTGTTAGTAGTTGCGCACTAAGCAGCGGACATATTGAGTATATTTAAGTGATTATTCACTTCCCTATACGAAACCCTATCCAGAGTTCGGAGCGCAACACGAACAAAGGATAGGGTTTTCTTTCTTTTTCGGTCTGACAGGTAGTCTTGGTGGCTTGTCGGCTAAATACACTCGGCTACACAGACTTTAAACCCACGTCACAAGAGGTGCATGGTGACACCGCAGGAACTGAAGGCAGAAGGCGGGCAGGGCTAGGCGTACCTAGAAAGCTGCTTAGATTAGGTGCTGTACGATTTGGCAACCGATCCGACCGAAGGGGCTCATTATACTGGGTTCATGTAACTTCGAGTGGAATATTCCTACCAAGCTCTCATCGTTTCAATGACTGATGGGGGTAAGGGGGAGAACCACTCTCTCAGAGGTCTATTGCCTGTTTCATATAACCTTTTTAAAAAGGAAAATATTAATTATAAATAAGTAAACTAGTGGATAATTTTTAATATTTAAATAATATGAGTGTAAAAAACATTATTTTGGCATCAGTACTCGCAATAGTAGTACTCGCCGCAGGTTCAGTTATCGGTTGTTATTTCCATTACAACAACCAGGAAATCTCACTTCGCCAGCAGTCAGAGGCTCAGCGTGGCAAGATTGAGGGTGTTCACGACAAGATGTGGAAGGTTCTTCAGCAGAAGGCACAGGTTACGGATGAGTACAAGTCCGCATTCGAGTCCATCTATCCGAAACTTATCGAGGGCAGATACTCAAAGGGAGACGGCTCGCTTATGAAGTGGATCAAGGAAAGTAATCCTAACTTCGACGTTTCGCTATACAAGGACCTCATGCAGTCCATCGAGATTCAGCGCTCCGAGTTTCAGACATCACAGGAGAGAATGCTCGATATCATCCGTGAGCACGAGACGCTCGTGAAGACATATCCGGCGAAGTGGTTCGTATCTGACACCAAGCCTATCGAATACAAGGTCATCTCTTCATCCAAGACAAAGATGATCATGCAGCTTGGAGAGGATAACGACGTAGACCTGTTCAAGAAGTAACGGCTTATGGAAATATTCATATTCCTAATCCCATTCGTGGTTGCTGCTTTCCTGTTGATTTTCTTCAGGAAGCAGACCACCTGGTGGGAATACGCAGTACTCATTGTTCCATCCATCCTCATAGGCATCCTCATGGAGTTCGTGTTCAAGCAGTCCAATGCTGCTGACACGGAGTATCTCGGAAGCTACGTTACAAGAATCCGTCATTACGATGCCTGGAATGAGTACATACACCGCACGTGTACAAGGACCGTTGGAAGCGGAAAGCATCAACGTACGGAAACGTATGATTGCTCGTATGTTGACAATCACCCTGAACGTTGGACTTATTTTGATGCTAGGAACAAGGAAGAATACTTCATGACCGACAACGAGTTTAATGTAGTTAGAAAGATTCTCGGAACCCAAAGCATGTTTATTGATATGCACAGGGATTACTACACTAAGGATGGTGATGCTCAGGAATGGGCGTGGGATGGTTCCATTGAAAACTCGTACACATTATCTTCTGAGCACGATTATAAGAATAAAGTGAAAGCCTCACGTTCTATTTTCAAGTTTGAGGATATAGATAATCAGCAGGCACGCAAGCTTGGACTATTCGAGTATCCGGATATCGTTCTTTACGACCAGAATCCCGTTCTCGGACTGAAGATCCCGAAGAATCAGGAGAAGGCGATGAGATGGCTGAACGGATACTATGGCGAGCGGAAGCAGTTTAGGGTGTTCGTCCTGTTCTTTACGAACAAGCCGGAAGAAATCGTTGAAAAGCAGCGCTCATACTGGCAGGGCGGCAACAAGAATGAGCTTGTCGTGTGCGTCGGTATTGACAAAAACAAGAATGTCAAGTGGTGCAACGCATTTTCATGGTGTGATAGCCCGGTCGTAGGCGTAAAGAGTAGAGACTGGTTTATGAGCAATCCTGTAAATCTCGAAAAGTACGCCGAGTATATCGGTCCGATTGTAGAAAAGGAATGGCACAGAAAGAACTTCGAGGATTTTGACTATCTCACAATTGAACTTACCGACGTACAGTACTGGGCCATCATTATTATCTTGCTTATATTCAATATTGTAATGAGCTCCTGGATTGTAACCAATAATTATAAAAACGATTTGTAGCGTATGAAAGAAAGATTAAAAATGATTTTCGACCGCATCGACATCTTCGTCGTGTGCATTGTCTTCGGGTGCTGCCTCACTGTAGCGGAGGTATTCATAGGAACCTGGGGATGGTTTGTTCTTTTGTTTATAATGACTTCCCTTATTACTGAAGTCTGCTACACCCTCCGCTGTAACGAGAAGCTGAAAATAGAGCTGATAGAGACAAAGGAAAATCTGAAGAAGGCTGAGAAAGAGTCGGATACTGCAAACCATCAGATCGTCAAGAAGAGTAGAATTATCCGATTCTACGTCTTACTGGAAATGTTGTGGAGGGAGAGATGGACATGCGAACACGCAAAGGTTAATTACTGCAAGCACAGGATAACATTGAGACAACTTATCGATGCGATGAATCATTCCGATAAGAGGTGTGATGAGATTTCCAATAAAATCTCTGAGCTTACCAAGGATTTGAACGAACTCGATAAATAGATACTTGTCACAAAACAACTTTCCCCACGCCATCGGCAAATGACGTGGGGATTTTCTTTGTTAACCGTTCAGATAGTCGATGACTTTTCGGTTCGCCTCGTCTATCTTCTTATTGTCGAACTGAATATAGAGGTCGGTGGTGGATGAATCCCATTCACTATGGCCCAGAGCCTTGCCGATAACTTCCTTCGGAATATCGATGCTCGCAGCTATGGTAGCCCAGCTTCTTCTGGCCGTATACCATACTATGTCCTTGTGGAGCGGTTTGATTTCTTTCTTGATCAAGGCGCCACGCTTGTTTTTCTTCATTTCTGTTGGTCCGATTCTCTTCAGGTAATCTCCTAGCGTTCTTCGGAAGCTTGATTCCTTCGTTCCGTCATCCAGGATACACAGAAGATGCTTTTTTCCCTTATACTTCTTGATGATTTCCATCGCTTCCGGCTCAACCTTGATGTCGTAGAGTCTGCCGGTCTTGTTGCGCTTGTATTGAATGCGCCCTTTCTTGATGCAGTCGGCAGGAAGTTCGAGCAGGTCGGAGAGGTTGATGCCTATCAGATAGAACCCGAGCATAAACAAGTCACGGTACTTCTCCATGAAAGGTTCAACCGGAAAGTCGCGATACTCCCTCATCTCCTCGGCGCTCAGATACAGGTACTGCTGACGCTCCGTCTTGATGGAGAACTTACGAAAAGGGTATTTGGTCGTAATCTCGTTATCTATGGCCCAGTTGAACACCGTACGTATGTTTCTGAGGTCGATGGCTATTCCACCACTCATACGACCCTTCAGAAGCTCGTGTGCCTGGAATCGTTCAAGCCAGTCCCTGTCGATGTTGTCGAAGTCGGCATGTTCATCGAAGGATTCAATCCTCTTCCTCGTTCTTAGAAATATCTCCTTGGTACTATCCTTAGCCTTGGTCTTGATGAACTCATCGATGTAGTAGAGGATATTCTTCTCTACCGATGCAGCCCTTCCGTTGATGATGGCTTTGATTTCGTCCTTCATCCTTGCTGCCGGAAGATCACAATTCATATAAACATATTCTTCCACGGACGCAAATAGCCTTGCTAGCATGGCCGTCTTGGCTCTTGCGTTCGGAACACTCTTCGGGAATACCATCCCGCTGAACTTGACGGTACTCGTGATGCCGGTATAGACCTGGAATCTCTTACCGTTGTAACTTATGATGAAGAAAACCTTCAGTGACTTTCCTTCAACGTATATCTTGATGCTATTCATACTTACTCACAGATTTTACTCACAGATTTTACTCACAATTTTACTCACAACTCAATTTTACTCACATATTACTCACAAAACTAATCACATTGGCGTACATTATGCACGATTTTGTACCTATTTTGTGTGTGAAAATGATGATTTTTGATTATGTTTTTATAGTGAAAAACGATGTAAGTGGCTGATTATCAATACTAGAGCGAGATACGGGAGTCGAACCCGCCTCACAGGCTTGGGAAGCC